CTGCGTAGCCACACCTCATCCTAGTCACTAAATCCCACAATCCGTCGATTATGAGACCGAAGTCCGCGGTTTTCTCGACAATTAACTTCTTTTGGTCCGCGAGTGCTCTTTCAAGTCTGCTCCTATCCTTCGAGGTAGCAATCGCCTCAAGGTTATTAAATTAGTTATCAGTCCTAACGTCGAGATACTCAGTAAATCATTAATGCTGTACGATCCAAAGAAGTAGTTATCGTCCTTCTTGCTCTACCAAGTATTCGAAATCACAATATATGTACAGAAATCAATAATGCCCCTCACGATAAGTACTCGAGATTAACGCACTCGAGGTGGGCTAACGCCAATCTTTGCTGAGGATATATCATTTCACCTTACAGCTAGTTTTTGGATTTATGGTGCTCCAGACCGGACTCGAACCGGTACGCCCCGAAGGGCATGGGATTTTTGGTGCCTAAAGTGAGATTTGAACTCACATCAACGTACTTGTTGGTTTTACATTAAACTATTCAAACAAGTCCCAGGTGTCTGCCAATTCCACCACTGGAGCATATTTACTTTTTATTTCTAGACCTATATGTAGGTGTTAGACTATGACAATTAGGGCAAATAACCTCTAAATTTTCTAAAGCGTGATTACTGGAATCCCCATCTTTATGATGTAATTCACAAGGAGTAAATCTTGCTCCAGGAAGTTTTTCTTGCCACCCACAACGACAACATTTATCCTCAAAATAACCTTCCTCAAATAAACGTAATTTAAGTTTATAAGTAGGATAATTAGGATACTTGCCTGCTAAAATATCAGCAGTCTTAATTCTTGTAGATGTAGGACCATCTTTAACGCCCTTACCGCTTTGATTTGTGCTATAACATCCAAATTTTAATGCATAACGTTTAAACGTATTAAAATGCATATTCAATTTTCTAGATGCATCTCGCATTGAGACAGATTCTTGACAAATTTTTATAAATTCTTGTTGATCAACTTGCTTCAATTTAATAGTCTCCTTAATAGGTTTCTCATTAAATTTAGCAAATATTTTTAAAGAAATTTTTATTTTGTCTATCAAAATCTGTTGCGTCTGCCAAGTTAAAGCATTTAAATGGCCAAACTATTAATTTACTGTTGCTCTCCCACTGAGCTACTTGGCGATGGTCGCCAAGGTAGGATTCGAACCTACGACCTACAGTTCCCAGCATTAGAAATAAGTATTGGCTCTATGTTATATTATACAATAAATTAATGGTAAATTTTATATATTTACCAAAAGTTTTTTTGACCAAGCTAAAATGAAAGCTGGAGCTCTCCCCACTGAGCTACACCCCAAAATGGAGTGACAGGGCTCGAACCTGTGACCGCCAGCTGGAAAATCAAAAGAAATAAGCATTAGTTCTAAAAACTTTATTTGGCCAAGCTATAAAGTCTAATTAAAAGTTAGGTGCCTTACGGCGAGAAATAAGCATTGGCTCTGATATTATATTATACAGTATTAATATCTAAATTTTAACAGCATTCTAATTAAATTTAGCTAATAATTTATTAATTTAATAATTTTTATAGGGCGCAGAATTAACCACGCCCTATAATATTTAGGAGTTTGCAAGTTCGTTAAGCTTCTCAACATCGAAGGATCTGATTACGGTCTGAACCTTAGGCTCGCCGTTCTCATCCTGGAGATTGATAGGAGTAGTATAGTCATCAGCAAACACGTAGTCTGCCTCAGTAGGATTCTCTACTACCTCAACTGCAAGCCACTCAGCAATGAGACCCATGTTAAGCTCAAGCTTTGCAGGATCCATGAAGGCCTTGATAGACTCAAAGTCCTTAGCGGAAACAACTCGAGAGTCATCATCACGCATCAGGTTGAGTACTACGATCTCCATAGTCTCGAGGTCGATAGCAAAGCCAACGTAGGCACGCTTCTCACCCTTGACATGGATCTTAAGCTCGATATTCTTAGGATCCCAAGCCTTAGTATTGAAGTCCTTCTTATTCTGGTAGCCGCAGTAAATCTCACCAGAATTGAGAGTAGAGCAATAACCGTGGAAGGTAAATACTACTCTCTTTACGCCCTGAAGCTTAAGAGACTCAAGATCAAGGTCGAAGTACTCAGTACCCTGAGGGCCGGTAATATCACCAGAGAAGCGAGCTGCCCCAGCGTAGTTTCGGTCGTAGTAGCTGCAGAAATTAATGGTATTAAGCTTACCATCCTCATGCTCAAGAACAATAGAGGAGTCGATATCGAAAGCCTTCTCCCAGTGCACAAAAGAACGGATCTTAGTACCATTGATAGGTAGACGAGTACCGGTTGCAGGAACGTCAATACCCTTGCCAGAAGCAGAAGTATTTACAGGCATTGCGACACGGTAGAACTTAGGATCGATATAAACCTTTCCAAGCTTATCAGCTGCCTGGTAATGACCTGCAATCTTGTCAAAGCATACGTCATGAACGAGCTTCTTGGTTGCGTCATTCAGGCGAGACTTTCTATAGCGTGCCTCGTACTCGGTCTCGATGTGAGTCTTGATCTTGTTCTTGGCATAGAAAGAGAAAGTACGTGCATCCTCAGAGTCTGCGTTGATGGTAGACATGAGCTGATAAAGAACAGCAGGGTTCTTGTCAGAGAGCATATCAAGAATCTTTACAGCCTCCATAGGGTTAGCTCTGGAGAGGAGGAACTTGAGGTTACGCTCAAGAAGAGAACCAGACTGAGCATAAATCTCAGCTGCGTCAACAACATTGCCTGCCTTAAGCTCCTCGATAGCGAGCTTGTTGGGCGAACAAGCATTAGAAGACTTCTTTACATTTACGCCAGTGATCTGAACGAGTTTGTTGAAGTACTTCGCCTGCTTCTTGGACATAGGGCAATCCTTTACGAGAGGAAGAATAGCCTTGATGAGACGACGAGTGTCAGCATCAAGAGTAAGCTCCTTCTTCTCGCCTGCCTTGGCAATAGAGAGCTTAACTACGTCCTTCTTGAACAAGAACTGACCGAAATCAGTATTATAATCAAGCATAAAGACTGCGTTATCTCCACAAGCCACAGGCATTTCAGTGAAGCGATAGAAGCCCTGTGCATAAAGAGCCAAAAACTCATTCTGCTCATCAAGGCCCCAAGGACGCTTGTAGGCAGCATAAGCCTTAGTGATCTCAACGAGGGCATCAGTTACCTCATCGTTATTGAGAATACGGAACTCTCGGATCTTGATCTCATCGCCGACAGGATACTCAGGAAGCTCCTTGTCAAATACCTTAACATGAGAATCCTCTGCGCCGTAAGCAAGGAAATAAGAAACGCACTGCTCAATGAGGAGTTCCTCAGCAGTATAGAAACGAGTATCCTGAGGATTCTTAAAATAAGAAGCAGGAACCTCGAGCTTGTAAACATCGGAGATATCCTTTACCATCTCCTTAGTCAGGAGCTCGGGCTTATCTACAACGATGCCAAAGTTGGAAAGAAGGAAAGCATTAAGATATGCCTTCTCGATCTTTGCGTTAGTGTCGTAAGCGTTAGTGTACTTGGATGCAACGAGCATACGACGAGAAATAAGAATCTTCTGAATGTCAGTCATGGTAAATACCTCCGATAAAATAAAATTAGCGATAGCTTTTTGATACTTTTGCACCAAAACAAAGCCACCGCCATAGGTAGTAATTCTTTATTTTGGCCTAACTGTTACTATTAAAATCCCAAATTTTATGTAAGAAATAAGTATAGGCTCTATTATGAATGCTGCGCTCTGCACTCACATTATATTATACAATATATTTTTTATATTTTTAACATTATAATGTTATTTTATAAAAATTTTTGTTAATCTACAAGCTCACAAACAACGCTAAGATCCTCCGGGTCGATGATCTCTTTTGCCATGCTTGCTTTCATAGTTGCTTTCATAATTACAAGAAGCTCTTGGTCGGTATCACAACCAAAAGTTTCTTTAAGGGCATCACAAATGTCCTCTCCGTAAGTAACAGTCATTTTAAGTTTCATAATTTTTCTCCTTAATGTGCGTTCACATCAGCACTATGTAGTGTATCAATGTACCACTTCCACTGTGGATTCAAAGTTTTATAATAACTTGAATTAAAGAAAGGTTCCATATGCGTTGAGATAAGCCAACTAACAAAGCAAGCTCTGTTCATCTCGGACTCGTACATACCGTTAGCATTTGGCTTAAGGAACAGTCCATAAGCTAAGTAGCCGCCGACACAGTGATGGTCATAATAGTGTGCGATATCCTCACCAGGTTTAAAGAACTTAGTATAAGGCTTTCCAATATCATGCCACATTGCAGCAGTCTCGAGTGCAAAAGGAATCTTATCAGGCTCTTTCTCAAAATGCTTTACTAACCAAGACTGTGCTTCCTGGCAGTGCTCCCAAACACCGAGCTGGTGATGAGGATTCTCATGAGGAATATGCATTTTAGCAACAGACTGTGCTACATAATTTACCTGATCAAAGTCAGGCTGATAAATAACAAGCTTAATCTTATCAAAACCTTCATCAATCCAAGGGCTCTGCCAACGGCGGAGCATCTTATCAATAACAGCAGGTCCGACCTTACGGTCTCTTAAAGAGTCTCGACGAATGCACTCTTCAGGGTCGGTCCAAATAATATGGCACTCAACAGTATCGTTAGTAGGATGAGCAAGATTAATAGCACCACGACGAGCTTTTCTGGTAACATTAGTGGCATCATAGATAACAGTTTTACCTGCTTGAAGGTCTGCCTTTACTCTCTTATGCATAAGCTCAAATACTTTTGCATTATCACCTTGAAAGCTGGGATCACCAAAAAGCTCACCTCTAATAGCATCAGAGGAATGAACTACAGTGCTACCCTCATACATAGCATCATCGTACTCTTTGAATGCTTTAGCATAAGAGCTCTTTCCAGAACCAGGAAGTCCACATAAAATAATCAACTTTGCCACTTTAAATCTCCTTATAAACCGTAAACTTTGGGTACTTTAGCCTCAAGCTCCGCAGGGTCGCTATCTTCAAAAACGTATTCATGATACCAACCGGTCATAATATGAGGACACCAACGAAGCTCTACCACACAATCTTCATCTATTGCAATATCTCTGGCCTCAACAAATTCATTATAATTCGGTGAGCCTACAATATAAAAAGTTTTAATTGGTTTTAGCATTAGTCCATCCACTCCCAAATATGATTTCCTATAATATTATACAGTGCAGTAGTGTATTTTTTCTCAAGATAACTATAAGCTACTCCACTTAATAAAGATTCACTATCCATAAGATAGCCGACTTTCTCCTCGTACTGCTTCAAGTAATCATAAAAAAGCTGTCCGTCTTGCTCTGCAATTTTAATTAGCTCAGAATATTCAAAGTCGTCTAACTTGTCAAGCTCATCTGCAGCGTCAAGTGCTTTCTTCAAAGACTCCGCAACCTTACCGTTCCAAGCGCTTTCGCTCCAGCAACAATCCTTAGCTTCGTAAGTTTTATAATAAAACTCAAGCATTGTTATAATCATCTTGTGCATGTAATAGCCAGACCAAGGACAAAACTCCTTAGACTGTTTTTTCATCTCATTGCGAAACTCTTTCTGAAGCTTCATATAGCGCTTTCGCTGGTAGTAATAATTTCTATCTGTAAACCAAAGTTTAATTCCTCTAAACATTTACATATCCTTTACTAATTATTCTCTGCTTTTCACGATCCACAATTTCTCTTAAGGTGCAGTATTCACCCTCATAAGGTACTGTGCGGCAGCGCATGATATAATCATCAAGTAGTTCAAGTAATGGTCTAGCACCAGCCTCAACTACTATATAATATTCAGTACCTTTAGGTCCCTCACTGGGAATGATCTCTCCAAGCCTGAACATTATACTTTCTCCCAAATAAGCTTTGCAAGCGCTTCATTTGTCTCAAGTGCCGCCTTGATTATATCATCAATTTCTTCACGGAAATCCTTCATAGTTCTTATAGCCATCTCAGAGTTATATTCATTATAGCCAGGACAAACAATTATCCACTGAGGTTCCAATACTTTATTATCTACAGAAACATAATTACAAGTGGAAGTATCAAGTCTACGCCAAGTAAGCCAAATAACCTCGTCAAGCTCTTCCTTTGACTCGATCCAATAGGCATAACAAAGCTGACCTTCTACATTCTCAAATTCTCGATAAAGCTCAGGAACCTGCCACTTATCATAAAGTCTCTCATACTTTTCACAGTCTTCTTGATTTGTAAACTTCTTGCCAAACTTAGATTTCCAATAAATTGTTGCGGGTACTTCAATTCGTTCCATGTTCCGTCTCCTTTACTGCGTCCCAGGAGTTAGTAGTCACTTCAGGCATATAATAAATACCCTTAGCATACTGATAGCCATCTGCAAAAGCTTTATTCAAAAGCTCGCTCAACTCCTGAGGAGTAAAAGTATAATTCTTTTCGCCGGCCTTAAGGCAAGGAATCCAAGGCCCACACTGCTGAATAAATCCACTAGTAATCATTATACATATCCCTCCTTACGAAGCATCATACAAAATGTGTGACTAGCACAATGAGTACAACCACAGTACTTTTCACGTCGCTTATTAATCGGACACATCAGAGCTTTGTCAAACTCAAAATAAGGGTCAGAGCAGTAACCATGATTCTTAAGGCCCTCTGCAAGGTCATCAGCAATTCGTCCAGTATTTACATCATCATAAGGGCCAAGCTCCCAAGCAAGTCGCTCTTCAATAAAATTATAAAGACTAGTATCGTTCATAAAGTTTCCTCCTTTTTTACTCCGCATAGGTTCCATAGAGCAAAACAAAAGCAATCACAGCCGACATAAAAGCAATAGTAGGCAACAGCAGGCTAATAAGTAAGATCGCTGTAATAATTACACCAACCTTTTTGAAGTATTTACGAATAAACGTAAACAAGTCAGAAAAAATTGCTACCTCAGCACCGCTGACAAAGTAGATTAGACCTGCAATAATACCTACAATATTGATTGCCAAATAGATAATTTGTAAAACTGCCATTCAAGTTTCCTTCCTTTTTATTATATATGTACTTAAAATGTCCACCATCTTTTATAATAGCCGCAGCAGATATAGACTACTTCGCCATTCTCCCACTTAGGGGTAAGACTCTTTTGAAACTTTACTTTAAAATCTCTGATAAGATAACTCTTAATTCTTTTGGAATCTTCTGCACTCCACCAGTCATGATCAGACATAACGTAATTTACAAAATTTTCCCAATTTTGTTTTACAAGCTCACAAAGCTCCGCAGCTAATTCAGGGGTATATTTATCTATGTGATAAAATAATTCTTCACACCGCGTCAAGCGTTTACCAAGTTCAAGTTTCTCATCTTGTGTCAACAGTTCATTGTCTAAACGAGCCGCCTTGAAAAAATAAGCTGTACCAGTCGGATCATTTGCAAACTGTTCAAGTTCTTCAGTAAAGTCGTTATCTCCAACAGTAATTCTTAAAATCATAATCAAATATCAGAGAGCAAAGCCTTGATCTCATCCTCATACTGCTTTGCATCCACAAGGCGGTCAGAAGCAGCTACCTGAGCACGCTCAAGAGCATTCTTAACACGGCGCTTTTCATTCTCAATGAATTCGAGGTTCATCTCACAGAACTTTGCATATGCCTTCATGCTAGCTGCACGCTTAAGAGCAATCTTCTGGTCGAGACGCAAGAGCGCAAGCTTTGCACCAAAGTCAAGGTCAAAAACATCCTGAGGATCACACTTTGCAACAGCACTGATAGACTTACCTGCATACATAGTGACAGCCTTCACGATCTGCTTACCGGTCTTCTTGTCCACATAGTTGTAAACCTTGGTTTCATAGTTTCTCATAATTAATATTTCTCCTAAAATAATTTTTACAGCAATATATGCTTACTATATAATACAATACTACTATAACTATTTTGCTCACAATTACCAAAAAATTTTAAAAATAAAAAAGATACAGAATTTCTCCTGTATCTTTTTAGGCTAAACTATCTTTTAAAATATTTGAAGCTATTAAAGAAATAAGTATTAGCTCTTAATATAAATATATAATATATTATAATATATAATATACCTTATTTATTAATAAATATATTATTATATACGATAAAAACTTTTAAAATTTTATTCGTTTATAATAAATTTTGTTCTTTCTACTAAAGTTATTACTTCCTTAGGTTCTTCCGTTGCGCCAAGGTCAGCCAATGAACCACCTATCTGTAATTTTACTGTGTAATAATAAACACCTGGTGTTAGATACTTCGTGTCATATGGTGTTAATTTTAAAGTAATTTCTCCAGTTTCAACGTTCTGCTCATCTAAGGTGTAACCCTTTAGAACAATAGCTTCTTCTAAACGTTGATTTGGCCACATTAAAGCGAAATAAACAGCATCAGTGCTTTTTAGTAAATAAAAATCAGAATTTTCATCTCTACTTGGTACTGTTATAGGAAAAGCAAAGGAGTCGCCACGATTTATTTTAAATATTCTTGTAGACATTTTGTTTACTCCTCTACTACAATACAAATATCTCCAACCTCACCTGGTGTAGCATCAGTAGGGCTACTGGATAGTATAGTAATTTTAGGTATTTTATTAATAGTTTTACCATCTGCCGCTACCTGATATGTGCCTGACGGTTTTTTTACACCACTATTTAGAGTTAAGTCAGTACTCACAGTAAAGGTAAGACCTGGATATAAATATAAAGCCTTACCTGATGCATCTAACCTAGTTAAATCCTCATATTCAGCTTTAGTAGTAACGACAAATCTACCATCAATAGGATCGGTGTTTTTAAGATTAAATTGGCCTTTAAGATTTACGCCATTTGTATTAAAACTCATATTAATTCACCCCTCCTGATTAACTATTAATTTTAAAATTCATTTTAGCGTTTTGCTTATTAATTGTTTTATACTCATAATAATTTCCGCCATTTTTAGTAATTTCGGTCGGAGTACTATTAAAAGCCGCACCGAGTGCTTCATAACCAGTATCATTATCAGTTATTGAAGTAAGTTTTCCCCAAACTTTTGGATACTGTATTACAAAATAATCATTATTTATTGCCGTTGATGTAGTAACAGTCCAGCCAGTTTTAGTAGTTCTAGCTGTTGACTCTAAAGTGCCGGTACTTGGACCATAATAACAATTACGATTTATTGTTAAAGACTTACTACTGGTTAATGTACCAGCCCCAAAGCCAGTTGCAGCATTATAAGCAGCCTGACCGCTAATAGTTTTAGAAGTATCACTATCTGTAAGACTTACTGTAATATCTGAAATAGTTCCACCAGATTTCCCAGCCACAGAACCTTGCTTACTTCCAATAGTTGGTGTAAATTGTCCTGTATATGTACCAGAATTACTTACGCTCCATGTGGCAGATAGCGTTATCTGTGTTAAATCTAATGCAGCCGTAATAGAGCTAGGACTGATTTTAAATGAAAATCCACTAGGAGCAACACCGTCTTTAATTCCTAAAATTTGTTTTAATAACTGGTTTATAGTAGTGCCTTCTGCTATTTTACCAGCCGAAAGACCGCCGACTGTGTTTGTAGTGTACTTTCCAGCAATGCCATCTAACAGTTCTATCTTGTCAATTTCGCCGTCTAAATAGTCTTCTAGATTTTGTAACGAATTGCTAATATCATTATTTAGCTTTTCATCTAGATTTTTAATACTAACATCAAGCTCTTGAATAGTAGGAACTTCTTCAGCTAGATCGTTTGTTATTTCTACATGTGGAACAAGTTCATTTACTTGTTCTAGGGTAAGTGGCGCTTCCGGAGCTAGAACAGTACTCTTAACAGAAAGACCAATAGCATCAAGTCTTGTGTTTATTCTGGCAATAATTTCAGCAAGACCTTCATATGTATATGAATTTTTAGAAGTAGTTAAAGTACTTTCTAAATAAGTAGCTCCACGAGATAGTTCTATAAAAAGCCCAGTATTAGGCATTTTTAGAAACATTTTATTTAATGCATCTGTTTCAGTATCTGTACAGATATATAAGCAAGGAAGTTCTTGAAAATCTGGCGTGTATTTGTAGTTAAAAATAAAGTCGTAACCTTCTACACCATTCTTGCTTTTAGTATAAACATCAGTGAGAGCTGTATTATTTGTATCAGTTATTTTAATAACTTTCCACTCATCTTCTGTACCTTCATAGTAAACCCTACGCAAGGAGCTACAGCTATTAAAAGCATTACCAGAAATTGTTGTTACTTTCTTACCAATTATAATCTCAGCTAGTCCAGTACAGCCACTAAATGTGCGTGTATTTATTTTAGTTATACCACTTGGAAGTTTAATGGACTTAAGATTAGTACAACCCTGAAAAGTTCCATAATCAACTTCTGATTCGATTGTGGTAACACTTTCTGGTATTATCACTTCTTCTATAGTCGTATTACCTTTAAAAGCACCTCGACCGATTTTAGTAATAGACCTGCAATCACTTAATTTAAGAGTACCATCCGCATTCGTTGTAGGATAACCTCTTGACGGTATATAAACAGTAGTGTAAGAATTACTATTATACTTACTTAGAGCACACGTATCAGTATCAATAGTGCCAAGAGTCATACCATAATATCTATTATCTGTACTGGTCAGATCTGGCACACCCATAATTCTTTTAAAAGTTTCAAAATCTTCTGTAGTTCCAACAACTGTATTTAAACCTGCTAAAGTGCCATGAACACTTTCAAATAATTTTAATTGATTGTTTTCCCAGCTATGTAATGGGGCTTTTTTCAAGGCACTTACTAAGCTGTTAATTTGACCAAAATTAACAATAGCTTGTTCAGGTATCTTAGTTAAATCACCACTATATTTATTATCAATAAGTACCTCATTACTAAACTTACCGCCTTCGTCTGCAGATACATAATTAATAGTAGCAGCTTCGCTTCCATTAAAAACAGCTGCAGTAGTGCCAGATTCTTTAATTGTTAAAGACTGTTTTACTTTACCAGCTTCATCACTATGAGTAGCAGTTATATTATATTCTTCACCGTTAATTAGTAAGGTATTTTTTAAATTTTCTGCCATAATAAAATCCTTTCAAAGAATTTTTCAATTTATATATAATTTAGCAAATCAATTGCCGTATCAGCTTAATCGGTTATTTCCAGAATCCTTCTGCTTGTATTGAAACTGCACAACTAATTCCAGGAGAACTATCAGTACTAAGAATAGCATAGGTGCCAGAAGCACTTTCTGTATTTCCTGCTTTGCTTGCTGCCCATAAAATTGCTTTGTCACTTTGAACAGTTACAATCTCACATGGTACAGCAGTAAAAGTAATAGGATAGCTTGACGTAGTAACTGCGTTGTCTTGCTTAAATAATCCTGAGGTTCCACTAAGGTTAAGAAGTCCAATTTGCTTAATACACCAACATCTTGCTATACCGGACGCCCATTTTTGGTATGTCCAACCATCAGAAGAGCCGAAGTCTATAATATAGTCAGCACCACCGACTGAAGGAAGATCGGACCACAAAGTTTCGCCATCTCCTATTTTTAATTGATGTGTATCCTTGTCATAGCCCGGTTGGCCTGAGGCTAGTTTAACCTCAGTGTCATGCCAGCTCTTAGTGCTACCTCTTTTGATTTGAATCATAGTTAAACTAGCCTTTCTTTAAATTTAATTATTTAGTCATGCTAACGTGTGCCTCGATTTTATTTGTAATAAATACATCAAGGTCTTTTACTACCTCAGTAATATACATTTGAGCATCATCAGTTAAAACAGCCTTTACTGCTTCAAAAGTCATATTAAAAGCAGTCTTTTGTGCATCAGCATTAAAGATGCCCTCTTTCTTAAGAGCATCTACATACGTCTGATTTGTAGCAAAAACGCACTCAGTAATAGTTTGCTCAAGTAGATCTAGATACTTTTTAGTAGTATCATCCTTAACTTTCTGCTTAAGCTCCTGATTCTTAGCTCTAATCCAAGTAATAAAATATGCAGCTGCTGCTGCTATTGCAGGGAAAATCGCTATTTCAAAAACTTTTTCTAAAATTTCTAACCAATCCATAATGTTACCTTTCTTTTATAAATTTTATTTATTCGGATGGACAACTGCCCAATTCCAATCAAACACCTTAAAATCTTTGCCTGCTTTTTCACAGGCAGCCTCTGCATTAATCAATGACTCAAAAGCACCTACTTGCGATTTTATGTCGTCTTTACTTTTGCGCACACGGTATAACTTTTTAATATCGGACTCTTTAATTAGCTTTGTTACGTCATTTCTAACATCAGCCATATCTTTACCATATTTTGAAAACCAATGATAAATATCCCTATGATTACTGCCTAAGCTGAGTTTATAACTGTCTTGATGACATAAAATAGTCGGAACTTTTATACCATTATATATAATAGTTCCTTTTGGGTCAATATTATATTTTTTACATAAATATGCGGTAAGCTCACAAGCTTCATCATAAATCTGCTCAAAATACTTTTTATTTTTTAATGCATCTTCGCAAATTTCAAATTGAATCCAGCCATCATTACAGGATCCGTTCTTTCCTTTTCCACATCCCCATGGTTTAAAATCCCAGGGCAGCGTTTGAACTACTGTAACAGTTCCGTCAGATAATTTACCTATCCAAGCATTTAATCCGGCACGTTTGTCAATATGATTCCAATCATTTTTATATTTATTCTTGCCAAGCACTGTTAGCCACTTTTCTTTTGAAAAAGAGTCATCTTTTGGCTTTATGTCACTTGGTTGAACATACCTTTTTAAGCTCGGATTATTTGCCCCGGTGCTATGCCATAAAATTCCCTTCACTGTCATTTTACTTGTTTCTTTGTAACAAGTGCTCTGTGTTTGTAAACAAACAAGCGGCTTGTTGGTTGTTGTATATTTCATATTTCCTTCACCTCGTATAATTTAGCGAATAAATTTAATAAAAATAAACCACGACTTCGGTCGTGGTTTATTTTTATTAAATTAGTCGACTAGAACAACTTTAATATTTTTATCACAAAAAGTATTTTTCGTGGCCAATAATACATAACCTTTGCTAGCTGACAGGTTTACTACCAGTGGCACTGCTCCGACTGCTACTGACTTGGTACCAGATGACATTGACCCATAGCTAAGCCGAACTGTAATATCATAATAGGCATTTTCTATATCAGTTATACCAAGCTCGTCAAAAGAGTATCGATATTTAATAGAGCTATTAGGACGCACTACTGTGGTACCATTTACGCTAATAGAAGCTCCTTGCGCAATAGCAGTTGTCGATAGTATAAGACCATCATCGTCAACAGTAACCTCAAGTGGCAGGATAGTACGAGCAGTAGTATCACTACAGTACGCGCCTAGAATCTCACGCCTGAAAGCGTCATCTTTGACTGTAAAGCCTAGTATACTAATATTCCAGGCTCGCGATCTAACGACTTCTGCAGGTATAGCAAGATCGTTTAGATTGATCTCAATATCTGTCATTTCAGGTGGCCAATCTGAAGCTCTAAACTCTTTAATAAAAACATTATTTATATAAAGATGATAGTATTCTATGTCAGGAACGTCTGTTGGCCTGCCGAGGTCTGTTATTGTAATAATATCGTCACCAATACTACAATCAAAAACCTGTGACGGATAATTTGGTGATTCGTTGTCAGCTCTGAAAGCGATTTCATTAAGTAATTGCCAGAATAATGGGCTAACTTCTTGAGCTTCATTACCAAAGTCAAGTATCATGTTATTCGAGCCGTCACATAACGATGTAAAACCACCGTGCTCCATTATTTTGTCACTAGTACCAAAATCAGCATTGTACAAAGTTACGGTCCCGTATGTAGGTATTGCAAATCCGGTATAGCTGTTGTATGGATCTATACCTGAAAGGCCAATGCAGGAAAAATTAACATTTTCTTTAATCCCTTGATAGGTCATACCAATGAAATGTTGATAGACCTCTCCAAGCATGCCATTAAGACACCAACACCCTGAAACGGCTTTACGTGGCTCTTGATAGGTTGCATAATAGCTAAAAAATTCAAATAATTTAGAGTCAACTACCTGAGCCTCTTGAACATATACGTAAAAGGCAGCACCTTCAAAGCTCTCCCACAGAAGACTTCCATCGGTAAACTGAATAAGTCCGCCGCTGCCTATTGACATATTGTAAGGCCACATACAGTTTGTATCACCAGTAGCATACATATCATCTTCAAGACCCCAGTAATAAGCAGGATCATCACCATCACTACCAAAAATCATTACTTTTGACATTGTATTATTAAATCCTGGGTTATATTCCGTATTTGTAAAGTGATAGTTACCGGAATACTGAGAAAAGTTGCTAGTATCGGACATACTAAAGTAATATAGTCCTGGCGGCAAAATACTATGTACTGAATGTGTCTCTGCCCATACAGCCTGTAGCATTATCGTGTCTCGATAGTCGGTATACATGGTTATATCTGACAAATTAAGAGTATCGCCTGGCTGCAGGAGCATATCACTGCTAAGTGTGAATATCCCATCATTTTCGAAAGCCCAGCCCATAAATGAATAACCTTCACATTTTGGGCACATGTAAGGAAGTGTCACCGAACCTCCGACATAAATTGGAGCAGGTAAGTCTGTTACTGTCATGTTAGAAGGTAGACCTGATTCGAAACGAACCGTATAAGTAAGTCTTGTGCTAGGCTGTATAATCGGACGTTGATCATAAAGTTGAGCCGATACTATAAAAACTGTATCTTCGGTAACCGTAATTATAGGAGTGTCACCAACGGTAGAGGTATAAAAATTAGCATACTCAGGAAGATGGCCACTGTCTGTAAATGCTTTATTACCAAAAATTAGTGTTCCATTGCATTCATTAAGTCTAGGAATTTGCCAATCACCATAAGCTACCATAGTGTTAGCATTAGGTAGTTGCACTTGACCGTCTGATCTCGACTCATGTTCGAAGCTATGTCCATGAATAGTTACACCATCTGGTACAAAAGTAACTCTATACATATTAGTCAATTACCTCCCCATTATAAACTGCAAGCTTATCAGCGACCCATTTGCCATTAATAACACGAAGAATTTTTCCATTATCAGTCGTGTCAATTTCTAGTACACTGCTAGCATCGATCTTTTGAGCAAGGTTTTTAACAAACGTAATTGCATCGTCTACTTCCTTGCCAGTATGATTTAAAGTATATTCAACAGCCATAATTAATTAGCCTCCTTTTTAACAGTAAGGTAAAGTCCTTTAGAATCTTTTAGTATTTTTTCATCAGAAGTCTTTAGATGGAGGCCGACAAACATCGGCTCTCCCATGAAAACTTTAAATACGGTGTTTTTTACGTCATTTGTAGTAGTAGCACCGAAATTAATTTTAACTTTTTTAGTTCCTATATAAAGTGCCATTAGTCAGCCTCCTCCCAAGTATAGAGAGTAGCAACAGTCTGAAGCGGGTGAACGTGGTCTCCTCTCGCAAATTTAGCAGTCTCAGAACCGACTGCTGCAGTACCATGTGCCTTAGGGGTTGTACTAGAGGCCATAGCATGGCCATAAACACTCGCAGAAGCACTTCCGTAAGTACTAGCTGTACTGCTAGTGTGAGACTTAGGTGCCCTTGAAGTGTCAGTAGGGTGAACATGGTCTCCTCTTGCAAACTTGGCTGTTTCGCTTCCAACAGCAGCGGTACCATTCATTTTTGGTGAGGTACCGGATGCCATTGCGTGGCCGTAAACACTTGCAGAAGCACTTCCATAGTCACTTGCTGTACTACTTGTGTGCACTTTTGGAGCATACTTAGAAGACAGTGCCTCACCGTCTTCATAAAAATTAGTAGCATACATTTGACTAATATAACCTGTATACCACATACGGTCCGCACTACCAATAGTACTATAATTATATTTTGCTGGGAATACGCCATGGCCGTCGTCACCAGCGCCTGCAATAATATTACCAGATACTATAAGAGTACCGGTGCCTGCATATTCGTCCCCATCCCAGCTAGCATCTTCAGTATAATCTTCTGGGTGAGCTTCACCAATCTGTACAGTGCCATTAGAAGGCGAGAATGTAAAGTTTGCTGACTTTCTTACAACACCTGTTTCGGTAGTGTCATTGGCGCTTTTTGATAGTATTACTCTTAAGTCAGAAGAACTTGTATCATTTTGCTGACTAACATATGCGTCGGTATTTTCAACATTACCAACTAAATCCCACTGTGTTCCATTATATACAAAAGTATAAACATAATTTGCTTTAAGGTAAGAAGCAGTGACTGCCGCGCCTTTATAATAGATTGCCTTTGCGCCGGTAGAGTTAATATTAAGAGTAGGATTTGCAGCAGTATTATTTGCTGTGAATTTTACTTGTACAGAAACACCCTTGATTAAAGTAAATGCAGTATTTGTAGTATCACTGTCTGTACAAATAGTAGCTGTTTTTGCAGCAGTACCGCCGGCGGTAGAGCACTCAGCATAAGCTGAGGCTGCTATCGCATATTCAACGGTACCTACTTTTATTTGATTTATTACACTTGCCATAATATAAGTCTCCTTTCAATTAGTTAGTAGACGCGCTTACGGCAGTAACAGCTGCAACAGCAGATCCACTATTATTTCCAGTAGTCAAAGCAGTAGAGCTTCCATAAGAGTGAGTATGACCGTTTGGTGCTGCAGTAGTGGTAACAAGTTTGCTTGTAGAGATGCTAGTAACTGCGGTTGTTGTGCCGTCAGCGGCAACAGCAGTAACAGCAGAAGCGGAGTCATTAGCTGATGCACCTGTATGAGTATGATGTAAGTACTTTGTAGTAGCAGTCGTAGCTCCGCCGGTTACACCGGTTACAAATGTTGTTGTTGCGCTAGGAGCTCCAGTAGTTGCTGTAGCAGTTTCAGTAGTAATAGATGGATGGAAGTACTTAGTAGTTTTACTAATTGAACCACCACTAATTCCAACAGTAGCTGTAGAAGCTGCATTACCTGTTGCTTTCATATACTTAGTTGTAGCAGTATAATCACCGCCGGAAATAGTAACTGTACCGTTGCCGCCACTCTTAGCAGAAGTATGAGCATGGTTTAGATAATATGTTGTGCCACCAGTTACAACCGCAGTGCTCTTAGTACCTTCGAAAGTTGCAGCCGAAGGGGGAGTTGTACCTGCGCTGAAAGTGCCTCGGTCTTCAACATATTTAATACGACCAGTAGCGGTTGAAGTGTTAGCAGTTAACGTGATAGTAGGCTGAGCTGTAACTTTAACGCCGGTTAAAGCTGTAACAGCTGTTCCACTATTACCACTTGTAGTTAAAGCAGCAGTTGAACTTCCGTAGCTATGAGTATGAGCTGCTGGTGCTACATCTGCTGTTGAAGCTGTACCTAATGAAGCAGCGGTAAAACCGACAGTTCCAGTCGAAGCTGCAGTACCAGTATGTGCATCTTGCGTAGAAGCACTTTTAACAGACCAACTTAATACACCATCAGTCACAGTTGGCGAATACATAATATTTGAAGTGCTTGAGCTAAAACCATAGTTTCTAGTTCCACCAACAGACTTAATAGCATCTGTATTAAATGTTTTTGTGCCAGTTAAACTACCGCCTGAAAAACTACTATATCCGGTAACGGCTTTTACTGCATCCCCAGAGTTTTCATCTGTAGTACCTGACACTGTAACAGTATGGGTATGTCCACTTGGCGCAACACTGCCTGTGCCATTTGCGCCAACGGCTGTGCCAGAAGCAGAAGCACTTAAGTACTTAGTAGTCGCACTTCCCATACTTGGAGCAGTACCATTGGTCAGAGTTACTGAACCTGCCGGGGTATAACCGGACTTAGAAATGGAAGTAATAACAGGAATTCTAGTTCCATTAGCTACCTTCTCGGTTCCACCTGTAGCTGCATCATAAGCAGTTAAACTACCAGAGCCAGTAGTAACACTAGTAACAAAGGTTTTAGTACCACCTAAACTTGGTGCAGTACCGGAAATACTTTGAACATAAACTGGGCCATCAGCTGAAGTATCAGAGGGAGCTAATGTAACAGATTTAATAGCATCTGTATTAAATGTTTTTGTTCCTGTCAAACTTGCCGCTGAATGGGTTACATCTTCAATATACTGAATACCACCAGTAGCCGTTGTATTTGAACCAAGGCTTACGCCTGTGGGTTTTGTGTAAGTAAGAGAGTGAGTATGATCTTCGCTACCGGCATCTGCTGTTCCTGTAGCACTTGCTGCAGTAGAATTGATAGACTCAACATACTTTATACCATTTGTAGAAGTGGTATCACTTGTTAAGCTACCAGAGCCAGCGTTAATAGACTTTAAAAACGTATCAGTTCCGGATGCTTTAACACCCTTTAATACTGTAGCAGTACCAGAAGCGCCAGTAGCAACGGTCGCACCACCACCGGTAGAAGAAACTGAGCCGGTAGCCACGGTAACTGCACTACCACTATTTGCTCCTGTTGTACCTGAAACAGTTACACTGTGAGTATGTGTGTGAGGAGCTGCATTTGCAGTAGTTACTTCGTGAGTATGCCCAACGTTTGATTTTCCTGCCAAGGCATTTGCAATGTTGGTTCCTTCAGGAGCATTTTCAAAAGCTTTTAATACTTCTTTAATCGTATTAATCGTAGTATCTGCATCATCACTATTGAAAGAATCTACAATAGTATCCAAATTATCCTTATCAGTCGCAGACATTAAACCTGCTTTAGAAGCTGTTGCTTCAGTAATGTCTGCAGGAGTATATCCTAGAGCAGACGTAACATTAGCTTTTGTAATACCAATAGTAATTTTATCATTGGTAGCATCTGGTGTCAAGGTTACATTGCTGCCGGCAAATTCGAGAGTATCAGTAGCACTATCAGCTGCGACTGTAGTAGAACCGACTTTAATATTACTAAATGTGTTACTTGCCTGAAGTTTCCAACCAGTCCAAGATTCAGCTCCAGTAGTAGAAGCTTTTTGGTTACCGTTTATCCAATGTTTACCATTTACTAAACTATAGCAGTCTATAAGTGTTCTATGATTGTTACCTTTTTTAATATTACAAATACAATAAGTTTCTGGCATCGCAGCAATGGTAACACCGTCGCTACCTCCAAACCAAATAGCCTCAGTATCAAGAGCTTGCTCGCAAGCAATAGTAAGAATACTCTTAGTTGCTCTCTTAACTGCTACTTGGTTTGCTGGACCTGCAGCCGAGTCAGAACCTGCATAAGTAGTTGTATCTGGTAAATATGGGTGGCCATGAGTATTAGCTTTACCATCAAGAGCCGCTTTAATAACTTTATTTTGGACGGGGTTTGTGCTCGTACTGGATAAAGCCGAATCCACAGTAACCTTAGTAAAGCCGCTGTCATTTGTAAGTTCACTAACCTTAGTTGGCACTGTAATATTTGCAGTAACATCGGTTGCACTGTTAGCTGTAAAAGTATTAACAGTTGTGCCATTCTTTTGTATTGTTAAAGTTGCGTTATTTACAGTTGGAATAGTTGGTTTATTTTTAATATAAGCGTCAGAGCTTGTATCTGTTATGCTCCAGTCGCTCTGAACGTTCTTTTCAGCATCACTTGGGGCGTGAGCAGAATCTGCATGTGTTTTAGCTGCATTCCAATTTGTGCGCTCAGTCGCAGTAATATGAACGGTTGTATTTCCAGTATGACTTGTTAAGTCTGCTGCAGCTGCTCTTGTAGTATCTGTTGGGTGAACGTGGTCACCACGAGCGAACGAGCTAGTTTCACTGCCGACAGCAGCAGTTCCATTTGCTTTTGGAGTTGTGCTAGAAGCTTTGGCATGACCGTAGTTAGAAGCACTGGAAGCGCCATAGGTAGTTCCAGAGCTAGCATGACTTGTAGGTGCCTTAGTATTTAGCTTAGTATCAACTTCACTCTCAGTGTAATACTTATCATCATGATCATGAGGGTTTACTGTAAAAGGTAAGGTGCTTACAACGGTTTTTCCATCACCAATTTTAAACCTTTCATAAGTAATAGGAGAGGTTCTATTTGTTCCTGTAAGATCCGTTGAGGAAGTTTCAGCGTCATAAACGATCATTTCACCGGCTAAAGGAATAAAAGAGGTTGCTTTTATCCAGTTAGCTTCAATATCATGTTTTTGCTGAATTCTTGTTTTTATTTTCTTTTCTGCCATTATAATACCTCCTGTCGTAAAGGTTATCTAAAGATAACCTTTACGATGTGATCGTTAACTCTCTTAATGACTCTATAACCTGTTTCAGAAGCTGTTGCAATACCACCTTCAGCTACCTGACAATATCCGTTAACCTGACATGTTCCGTCGTCTCTTACAGAAAGTACTCCCATCATACCAACGGCAGACCATTCTGGGCGATCTTCACGGTGCTTGTATTCTCTTGTTGGGTCGTAATCAGGATTTTCTTTATATTTTTTGCCTGTTTTAATAACAGTTTTAGTTTCTATAGTAGTTTCACCAGTCTCTTCGTTAACTACCTCAATAGGTTCCTCTTCTTCGTACTCGAAATCTTCATAGACAAACGCGCCAAATTCATCGAATACATATCTGCCTAACCAATCTTCATCACTGTTACCAACGACAGCAGGCTGACCGCTAATAATACCGAGAATATAATCACCAGGTTCTGCCTTTTTAATCATTTCACCGTCCATGGTAACAAAATAACCACGTCTATCTTCATTGTCTGGATTTTGATCTAGCCATTCAAAATATTCTGCATAGTCGGCGCCAGTAGCAGAATAAGCAGATTTACACCATACTTTACCATTATAGTCAATACGTACAGCATTAGATTTAGTTGAACTAGTACCATTACCAATAACAAAAGCGGTACCAGTACCCGTACCAGAGTTACTGCCTGCCGTAGACTTTGTCGTATCATTGTAATGGCCTGAGGCATGCTGATATGCTAAAGCAGTTGTATAATAACCTTCAGCATGTGAATAATTACCACTAGCGGTAGTATATCCGCCTTCAGCATGTGAATAAGTACCACTGGCCGTAGTATAACCGCCTTCAGCATGTGCTGCTGTTAGGCTAGCTTTAGTATTCCAGCCCTCGCTGTGTGTCGCCGAGGATATGGCGCCATAATTAGTATTATTCGCATAATAACCCTCTGCGTGAGAGTACGCACCGGAAGCTCTTGCATTAAATCCTTCAGCGTGAGAACAATCACCTGATGCAAGAGTACACTGACCCTCTGCATGTGCCGCATTCCTAGTAGCATTAGTATTATAACCCTCTGCATGAGTGAAATTCTCTGAAGCATACGTGTGTTGACCCTCTGTGTGTGAATAAACACCGGAAGCTACAGTCTCAAAGCCTTCTGCATGTGAGGCGTGTCCACTGGCTATAGTGGCAATGCCCTCAGCATGAGCTGCAAAGCCGCTGCCTTCAGTGGCATATCCCTCGGCGTGAGCGGCAACCAAGGAGGCTTTAGTAGATAAGCCTTCTGCATGAGCAGCACCAGCATTAGTTACTGTATACTTTCCTTCTGTATGAGCAGCTTCTCCGAAAGCGACAGTATCTAAGCCTTCTGTATGTGATGCTTTACCTTGTGCCGTAGTAAAAAGCGTAGGATAGGTAAGATAACTACCTTCGGCAACAGAGCTAACGTCACCCATGATTGCGCTGTAAAATGGCAGGTCATCGCCAGCGCTTATAAACCAAGGAACTAGCCTAAAACCACAGTCATCGCATTTATAATAACCTCCAGGTGCTCCATATCCAGTTAGATTTCCAGAATATACACTCGAACTGCCACACATTGGGCAATCAAAGTCTGCCAGCCGAGCTGTCTCCACATTAGCAAATGTAGAAATTGTTAATGGTGCAGCGTTTGTACTAAAGCCTTCAGCATGCGCACTATTTCCGTATGCTTTAGTATAGTTTCCTTCTGCATGTGAGCTATTACCTGTTGCATTAGTATAGGTACCTTCTGCGTGGGCAGCGAGTCCGTGAGCAGTAGAATTGTCGCCTTCTGCATGAGAATAAGGACCCCAAGCAAGAGTATCCTTGCCTTCTGCGTGTGCTCCATCATTAGTACCTCCTATACCGTTATCGTTTCCAGCTTTAGTAGAAATACCTTCTGCATGAGAAGCCTTGCCCTGAGCTGTTGTCATATAACCTTCAGTGTGAGAAGTCTCTCCATAAGCTTTAGTATCAAAACCTTCTGCATGAGAAGCTGAACCTAAAGCCGAAGTCTCGTCACCTTCTGAGTGTGCTGCTCTGCCATGTGCTTTAGTACTTACACCTTCTGCGTGAGCAGCCAATCCGCTAACTGTGTACTCTTCAGCTTCGCCAGGAGTGTGAGATACTACACCAGCGACTGTACTCATACCCTCAGTATGAGAATAGTCACCTACTGCACTAGTATTAGAACCCTCTGCGTGAGCAGCTGCTCCTCCAATGATATGGGAATTTTCCTCACTACCAGTTGTAGTACTATCACCCTCTGCGTGAGACCTGTGTCCCAAAGCCGTAGTCAAACAGCCTTCTGCATGAGAGTCCACACCAGTAGCGGTATTCATATCGCCTTCTGCATGTGCAGAAATGCCTATGGCATCATTACCGCAGCCTTCAGCATGAGAGTATGCACCAATTGCTCTGTTACTAAGGCCCTCAGCAGTAGCATACTGGCCAATAGTTGCGCTTGAGCTTTGACCAGCTGTAACATAAAACGTCTCTGGCTCAAAAGGAACATCAGGGGTAAGATACAAAGCAGTAGCCTCAATATTACCGGCAGCAAGCTCCCTATTGTACTGCTCCTGAGTCAGTTTATGAATTTTCAGATTAAGTAGATTTTCCGTTTGCAAAGTAAATAATCTCCTTTTTTTTATTTATATAATAAAATAACTCGATATGTTTTAGGTGTCCTGACAATTAAAAAGCTAGACCTATCGCATACGAGTTCCATTATATAGTCTCCTTAAAATTATCTTTTCAAATTTTTGGACACAAGGTCTGCCATCATTCCAGGCTAACCTAAAAAATATTTAATTTTTATTATCATTTAATTTAGCGAATAAAAAGATCCTAGATTAGACAATTTTTAATAAATCTAATCTAGGATTTTTGTTTTATCGCTTATAATCAGTAATACGGCCGCAGTCGATTACTGTGTGGTAAAGATGTTCTTTAATATGATCTTCAAAAGCTGCGGTAATGCTGAAAGGTAAATCTTTTAGCAAAGTTTCTCCGTCACCGACCTTTAGTCGTGCATAAGAGTAGTTTTCATCTGGATTATAAATGATAAGCTCACCTTTAAACGGTTTAAAACTTGAAAGTTTTGTCCACTCGGCTTCAGTTTTATTTAGCTGACTCACTCTAGCTATCATGTTATGTTCTTTCACGCAAAATTACCTCCGTTCTTAAGTAATTGCCTTATAACAATATCATCAGTGGCCTCTGATACGTCAGTACCGTATGTAAATCGATTTACTTTTTCAATATCAAGTAGCGAGTTAATATACTGTTTAGCAATATTAAAATAGGTTGTGTGGTAAAGAGTATAGCGCTTAAAAGTACTTATAATCTTTGTCATATCCTCACGGGAGAAAAACTTACAGGGCTGGTTTGTTGCATGATAGATAAAAGTTTCAGCTCCAGTATTGAGTTGACCTTCAATAGACATTAAATTTAGCTGGTCCTCAGTAGTCAACTTAAAGTTGTAGAGCTGCCCATCAGACAAAACAATAGAAAAGCCAGCAGTAATTTTATCCTTGCACTGATTAGATAGTCGTTGAATAACACTACGTTTTGCATCAGCTAAAGCAGACTCATCCGCACTGACCTCTTGATCAGAGTTTAGCAGACCGCGAAGTCTGTTAAACTCGTCAAGAGTAATTTCATTTATTGTAGCAGCTGTTACACCTGGGATAGCAACAGGTTTAAAGCTATACACAGTTTTTGAGTCTGAGCCAAGAATACCTTGTGCGGAGGTTTTATCTGTAATAGCAATATGACCAGTAGCAAGGAAACTAACAAATCTAGGTACTCGTACTACGTCAATTACTTTTTCATTTTGTATTATCTTGTACATTTTTAGTTAGCCTCCTTATAATCAAAGTTAAAGACATAATAAGCTGCACCAAACGTCGGATCTTTTTCGTTACCCTTGTCATCAAAACCAGCGTACTTAGCATAGTGCTCTTCTTCTGACCAAGGGAAATTATACACAGTAGGACTGTCAGCACTTCCAGAGTTACTGAAAGAAATCGTATTAATTGCGGGCATTCTAATACTGCCATCCTCATTTAAAGCCTTATTAAAGGTTACAGTTTTTAAGTTCTTCATATCACTGAATGACATCGCTGTAATCTCAGTGACAGATGCTGGAATAATCAGAGTTTCGATAGGGCATTGGTTGAAGGTGTAGGTACCAATATAACGTAAGCTATCCGGAAGATCAATCTTAGACAACTGGTAGCACCAAGCAAAGCAGGTAGCATCCAAAGAAATAAGCGTACTAGGTAACTTAACTTCTTGTAAAACTTCACAGTGGCTAAAGGCATTTGTAGATACTGCAGTTATTCCTTCTGGAATTTCTATAGAAGTAATAGGCATGTAGTGGAAACAATATTGACCTAAACTAGTTACAGCTCCATCTTGAGGAATTTTACCTGTAGCCAGGCCTTGGATTAGCCTCTTTGCTTGCGTATCAAGCAAACAGCCGTCTACAAAAGCAAATTTATTGTTGCCTTCTGCAATAGTGAAGTTAGTTATCTTTGTACAACCAGCAAAAGCTGCATCGTTGATAGTTTGAACACCAACAGGAATAGTAGCTTCTTTCAGTTTTGTACAGAACTGGAAAGCACCTTGACCAATTACCTTTAAAGATTCTGGTAGGGTAATTTCATCCAAGCTACGACATCCGTCAAATGCCTTAGAGGATATTTCAGTTATTGTATTAGGGAAGCTAATGAGCTCCAGCTTATCATGACCGCTGAAACCACCCAATGTTACAATAGTAAAAGCACCTTCGTCAAATGTTAGGCTCTCAGGAACTTTGACAGCAGCATTAAGGTTGTTGTTACACCTTGTAATAGTCATAGTATTATTAGATTTATTTAGAGTATAACCATCAAAAATATTACCGTTATGGTCAACACAATCAGTTATATCTCCTATACCGATAGTATACCAAACATCATCTAGCAATGTAAACTGTGCGTAACAAGTAAGTTCACCGGTAATATTTTCAGGCTTCGGATGCCAGCCAGTAAACGCGTACATACTAGGAGTCGCAGCATTAAGTTTAATAGGTGTAGGATAACCACCTGCGGCATAATCTGCATCACTTCCGTAAAGGGTAATAATCTCAGCGAGAACAAGGTCACCAGTATTAGAGGTTGGGTTAACAAAAGTAACTTTATAGCTCTTTCTTACCGCCTTAAATACCGGATAAAGTATTCTATCGCCGGCAATATTGAGAAGCGCGTCTGCTTGAATATAGCTCAAGTAGTCTGTTTCAGTGTCCGCAATACCCTTACTTGTCTGTTGTTTACGTGACCAACCAACTTGCTCATAAGTGAAAGCTGCGTTTTCCGGCCAAGCAGGTACAGGCGAAAGCTCCGGTTCTGAGCAAACACCAAGTTCAGAGTTTACTCCAGTGATAGGCACTGTTTTAGTATGTTCTTCACCACTGATATCAGTATATTTGAAAATAACGTCAGATGTCATTTTACCAAACTTAATATCAAGGTAAGGATAGTGTGATTTAATTTCGGTATAATCTGCGCCAGTCAGCTCTGCAATATAGCAAGTACCAACAAGGTAAGCATCCTCTAAAGGATTGTTTTTATCGTCAATACCTCTGATACCACCAATAAGGTTGCCATCTTTGTCATAGACAGGGAAGAGTGACTTAACAAAGTCAGCATTTGCAAGAGGTTCTTCAGCAGTACCCCAAGCAATGTCAGTAAGTCTAACTCTTGCAACAGTATACTTACCGTTTTCATCTCGACACGCTTCCAAAATGGCGTTTGTATCAAGATTAGAATTCTCTATACGAAGAGTTCTGATATTTGAATAGTTATTATCTTCAATAACAAAATCAGTAATATTTTTCTGGTTTTGAATAACTAAAGTATTAATTGACTTTGGTAAATGAAGTGTTTTAACATAACCACTATCAGGAAGGTCAATAGAAGATAGGTTTGTTCCTTCAGCGTAGACATGCTCAATATTAGGACAACCGGAAAGCTCAAGAGTTTTCTGAGGATTTTCACCTGCAATACCAAGGCCAGAGCAGTTACGTAAGTCAATATATCTTAAAAGTCTGTTAGATCCAACAGAAATTTCACGGAAGTTATCATTATAATAAGCAGGGTTCGCGCTACCAACAGTAAGTTCTGTAAGTTTTCTTGCATTACTTAAGTTAATAACACCGCAGTATAAGCCAGAAAGGTCACCAAGGGAAGAGATTTCTCCAGCACCATAAATAGCTGTTTCTGTATCACCGAATGTTTCATTGGCGTTTAAAGGACTAAATGTGTAGGACTCACCAGCTTTTAGACGCTGTTGCTGTAAAGTACCAGATTTGTATCTTACTCCCGCATACATATCAGAGAAAGGCGTAATAGTAATTGCAGGATTTGCTGGAACCGCAGCTAAAGAAGCATTGATACGCTCAATTTCTTCAGGTGTTGCATCATCTGCAGGCTTAGGCGTATAAATTCTTAAGAAAATATCATCACTTGGATAATTTCCTGCATACCATTTACTATCACAGTAATTAATACGGTTAGCAATAAAGTATCTTAAGTGCTGCTCACCTTTACCACGAACCTGATAAAGGTTAGATGCGTCTAGTCCAGATACGACATTACCATCCTCATCGGTGTGTTCGATAGATTCTCTTGCCATAGAAACATACTTATAGTCTGCGTCAGCATTATAGATAGCTTCACTATACTTATCAGAACCATTTGTAACGAACTGGTCTATAATTTTATTATAAGTAAGTTTTCCACTACTTCTTAGAGTTGAGTAGGTACTCGAGATTTCCTGTGGGAAGCACAGTCTGAAATTATGCCAGAAAACACTGTTCTGACCGTTATATACATTAGAAGAACCAAGCTGGTCGGTATCTTCATGGAAGTAGTCAAATACGAGAGCACCTTCGTTGTTAATACCAAAAATTGTATCGTTATCATAGAAGTAAGGATACCATCTATAAACACCATCTTCTTCTTTCCAACGAGTCAAGAACAAGTTTTTAGCTCTCTGGTCAGTCATTAGTGCAAAGAAGGTAAATACATAGTACATGCTGGTATAATGCATGTTGAAGTAATTTTTAAACTCGTATTTAAACTTTGCGAGTCTATATTCTTCATTATCCTCGGTGTAGGTAGTTTCACCATAAGTAATTGGCTCGGCAAGAGGTGTTGGCACAATAGGAACTCTCTTACCGTCAACAAGAGTATAAGTAGCAGTGCTAAGTACCCAGTCATGCATTTCCTTAAAGTTCGCAATGCAGTTTCTCATAAGGGTAGCAAGCTCATTTTTCTGAGCCTCAGTAATAATACCTTTACCACTTGCAGCAAGCTCGGCTATTTCTTGTAACTCTTCAATACGCTCAAAGTTTGCTGATTCTGGAACATATCTCGGTTCGAAGTCGTCAAGCCACTCTGCTGGAATTTCGCCTGCAAAGTTGACAGGGTCGGAAGTATTGTTACAAAATTCCCAGCACTCCACACCATATGCTTTATAATCTTCTGTAAAACCAAATGCGTTTTCAGCATCTTTATCATAGTTAAAGTTGCCTTTTGAGGAGAACACAGGTTCAGAATCCTCTGTTTCTTTTTCAAAGATAATAATTGGGAAACCTTGGATTGTTGTACGAACTCTAGTATCATCTTTCTGTGGAGGCAGAGTTACTTCTTCTCTATCATAAAGTGTTTCTACAAAGTTAGCTGCACCAGTATTATGAGTACCAGTTGCTTCTGCGTAGTCTACTTTAATACAGAACACTTTTGCAGGAATAGCACCGGGCATATGTGCTCTTTTTTCTGGGAGTTTTACCTTCCAGTTTTTACGAATGTAGAACTGAGAAGAGGTACCTTGAACGTCAATCTGGTCTAGAAGCACATCAAAGTTCATTTCTGGATGAGCAGGGTCCTCGAATTTCATACGAGTAGTTTTTTTCTTTTTATCACCCTTATAAGTAGGCATTGGACCTGTAAAGGTAATAATAGGAATTTGACCAAGAGCTTTTACTCTATCATAAGATACCTTGCCATCCTCGTCTAAAATATCATTGTCAGTCATTAGCTGCAATCTTGTAGCAGGAACTGTCTGGTCAGCAATATAGTTTGTTAAAACAGCAGGAGTTGATAAAGCTTTATCATAAACTCTAATATTATATATATCAAGGCCACATAAGCTTGAGCCCAGAGAAATAGTTAAAGGATTATCTTGACTGAAAATATCTGTAGTAGCATAACGCTGTACACCAGAAAGTACACCGTCTAAATAAATAGAAACAAATCGAGAAGGTGTTTCAGCATGCTCTACGGAAATAGCAACTCTTACGCGTTCTTCATCTTTATATCGACAAGAAACTTCTGAACCACTACTCTTTAAGAAAGCAGTATCTGGGGTAGCTCTGAAACCACGGCTACCATCGAAACAATCAATTACAATAGCATCACGGTCATTTACGTCACGAACAATAAATTCAAATTCAATAGTTTTACCGTTAATCTTAAAGTCATCTTTAAATGGTTTAAAATCAATTACAACTCTTGCATCACCATTTAAGCGTAAGCAAGTATCACCGTCAGTGTCAGTTATCCAACCATTTGACTTCCAGTTAAAACCAGAGAAAGAAGTTGTAATTGTGTCATATACTTTATCACCATTAGGCGCCTGAGTAAATGTCCATACAGCAGGATTTTGTTCATTATTAGAACGGCCTTGGGCAGTCAAGTATAACTGCAAGCTATCTTCTTCAGGGCTAACATCTACCTCAAGTGCGTTTACCTTAACAGTGTGAGATTTTGTTACTGTTGTAGGTACACCATATAAGTTATAGGTATAACTAATTGTAAATACAGCAATACCTGTAGGATATTTTCTTGTATTCCAGTACTGCAGCTCTCTATCTACGGTAGATGGAGATCTATCAATCTCAATGAGTTCGCCGGCAACCTGTGAGTAAACAATTAGGTCTACTTCAGTATTAATTTTCGTTGGGTCATAAACCATATATGGAATAGATACTAAGTCACCCTGGCTTACTTCGTTAAGCTCATATACAGAAGCAATTATAGCTTCATTTTCATCAGGCTCCGTACAAATGATCTCATATTCCAAGATATTTGATGTAACAGTAGTATCGTTTAGCTCAGCTGAAACCTTCGCAGTAATTTTATGACAACCATGAGCTTGCTTTGGAATTAATAGAGTAATTTCGTTACCACTTACTGACGCACCGAGCTTTTTAGCAGAAACTTCTACACCATCTACATAGATGTACGCAGTTTTTTCTACTTGTCCAAAAACTTTATATCTGAATGTAACAGTATCATCAAAAATCTGGGTGCTATTAAAAGAAGATTCGATACGAAGCTCTATAATTGAAATCGTGTAAACTAGGCTTCTAGATGAACCATACTGGTCAGCACAAACTACTTTTACACTATTTGAACCCTTTTTAAGATAGCTCGCTACATCAAGTCGTTTAGCAACAGCGTGTTGTACATTTCCAGAGAGCTCATCAATCTTCTTATCATTAATCAATATTGAATATGTACCATCACCAGTTGGTACTTCATTTTCAAATGAGGTGTAAGTAAAGTCAATCCAAGCCTCATTACCGAGTGAAACAGTAAAAGCAGAAGAAGGTAAATTATTTTTTACCTTAACAGTAGAAATACTTCCACCGCCACCACCGCCTCCGGTAATAGTCACAGGGTCGCCAACAAGTTCATCTTTGGATGTGAGCCAAAGTTGGTTATTTTCATAAAATAGCCCGTCAACAGCATTGGAAGGAATATACTCTGGTAAGCTTGCCTTAAGAGCTTCTAAGTCATTACCAATCGCTCTCACCGCATCACCTGCACTCGCGTGGTCTACTCCATTATATCCAATACGAATATCTGTAAGTTCGCCGTCGGCTGTTGTACTACCATCAGGAAGAGCAATAATATTATTAATACGTCTAGTATTTTCAGCTATCTTCTTCTCTGCATTACCTATATTCGTATTAACACTCTGTACTTGTTCCAAAACTGCGTCAGAAGAAGCTTTAGCCTGTTCTGCTACAGTAGCAATATCTTCTGCAACCTTGTTAAAATTATCAGAAATACCAGAGTTTATTTGATTTACTTTAGTATCTAACGCATCGATGCCGGTTTCTACTTCCATAAATTTAATATTCGAAGTAGATCTTAAAGTTTCTACATTTTCAGTCAGAGAAAGCTGAACTTCAGCTATTTTTTCAGTTAGCTCTTGCTCCAGTGTTGCAATACCACTTGATATAAGGTCATCAACAGTTTCAGTAACATCAGCCAAGTCGCTTCTTACATCAGCAATCTTATTATCAAAATCTGTCTTGGCATTATCGAGCTCTAGTAAAAGTTTTGCTTTTACGTCATCATCAATATACGCCAACTTTGAAAAGCGTGTATAACCAGTACCAATTTTACATTTAATAGTGCCATCTACACATTCTTCTATAACAAGCTCACCTGCGGATGGTACGATATCAATATCATGCCACTCTTGCGTGGTACCTCTACGGTGCTTTATTATCATAGCATAACTCCAATCTACAAAATTTGTATTCGTATAATTTAGCAAATAGATTTAATAAAAATTAAGCAGGCAACTTATTAGCTACCTGCTTAAAATATTTAAATATTATTTATTATACTGGGGCACCGCCGCAGTCAAAGATAATTTCGTCTGCACCAGAAGTGCCTACGTATAGCTTGTTATCTGTGGAATTGAATCTTACGTAGTTACCTTCGATTGCAGTAGTACGTGCTTCATGTGCAGAGTGAGTATGGTTACCAGCTGCAGCAGTGGTAGAGGTAGTACCAAGAGTTAAACTAGAAGTACCTGCACCAATTAATGAACGTACAGTAGCGGGGGCCATACGGGTAATCTTATTGCTGGAGTCAGTTACTAGTACGCCAGCAACACCAGAGGTAGATGTAAGAGCAGTAGCAGTCATTGTACCACCATTTAGGATGTTACCATGAGTATGGCTGCTTGCTGCTTTATTAGCAAGAGCTGCTTCTGCTGCCGCCGCCTTATCATAAGCAGTTTTTACACTGTTAGGCGTAGCTGCAGTTGTAGTAGAAGTGCTTGTAACAGAATCTTCAAGCTTAACAAGGCCTTTTACAGAGGTGGTACCATCTGCAACTGAGAAAGTAACCTTGTCATTTGCTGAATCTGTGGTTATAGTTACATTACTTCCTGCAAATGTAACAGTATCAGTAGCGGTATCTGCCTCAACAGTTGTTTGACCACTAACTGCAATCTTACTAAACGCATTCTGGTTTACATAAGAAGAGTGAGTATGTCCAGTATCTGACTTTCCGGCAAGTAATGCATTAACTTCTGTTTCAGTATAATATACATCGTCATGGTTATGTGCGAAGTCAGTAATTTCAGCTTTTGTATGGCTATGGGAAGCTGCTGCAGCACCAACAGTAGAATACGTTACTGTTACAGCACTAGAACCATCAAAGGATGTACCACTTGATGCACCGGAACTAGTTTTAAACGTAACTGCCTTGTTTACCTTATTGGCGCTTGTTGCTGCACCACCTGCGGAAGAAGAACCCGCATAGTTATGAGTATGACCTTCATCGGACTTCTTCTCAAGTTCAGCATTTACTTCTGACTTGTTATAGTAGTTAGAAAGATCAACAGTACCTGCTAAAACGTCCCAAGCAGAACCATTCCATGCAACATTATCACCAGCATTTACTTTAGGAAGTGTGCTAGTTGCAGCACAAGCACTTGTAATATTCCAAACGTCGCCGGTAGCATTGCCCGAGGTAGGAAGGTCACCAGTAGTAGCCTTAGTGCCCTTATATTTTAACGCACTTGAAACGGCAGCAGCGATCTTAGTGTCAACTTCAGTCTCAGTGTAGTATCTATCATCGTGAGTATGTCCATAAGCTGACTTACCATCAATAGCCTGATTAATCTCGGTAATTTTACTATTGATTTCAGTTTCAGTGTAGTAAAGGTCGTCGTGGCTATGCGTTGCAGGAGCAGCACCTACAGAATCATAAGTGACAGTTATCGCAGCGGAACCATCAAAGGAGGTACTAGTTGTATCATTTTTCTTAAATGTAACTGCCTTATTTACCTTGTTAGCACTTGTAGCTGCGCCGCCTTTAGTGGAAGAACCAGCATAAGTAGTAGAGTCAGGAAGATATGGGTGAGTATGTATGTCCATCTTCTCTGCGATATCAGCATCAATTGCAGTTAGCTTAGCCGCAAGAGTTGTGTTATCACTATCAACGGTTACTTTTGTGGATGCAACACTGCTGATTTTAGCATTAGTTACAGCACTATCAGCAATTTTTGCAGTAGTAACATTACCGTCCTTGATCTTAGCAGTTGTTACGGCACTACTAGCAATTTTTGCCTCAGTAACAGCATTGCTTGCAATATCACCAGCAGCTACTGTGCCATAAGTAACCGAAAACTTACCAGTAGCACTATCATAAGTAATGCCCTGAACAACACCATTAGTGGTAGCTGTAGCAGGATCAACAGAAAATAGTGTTTTAACATCACCGAGGGATTCATCAAGCTCTGCTATGTCAGCCTGAGCAGCCTGAAGATCTTTTAATACATTAGCAAGAGTTGAAGACTTTCCATTGTAGCTAACCGAGATAGCGCTTGGGTCCTGTAATTTAGCCCAATCATACACGTCGGAAGCTTTTGCGCTTAACCAAGGAAGACTAGCAAAAGCAGTACTTCCATCACCGACCTTCATAAGAAGCTCGACAACAGGCTCAGACTTACCGGTTACAGGATTTGTGTACTCCTCACCAGTAGGAACTCTTACAATAGCAATTTCACCGTCTAAAAGCTTACCGGTGCTGGTTTGCCAACTTGAAAGGTCAGCTACTTTATTCTTAATTCTTGTAACAATTGTTTTTGTAGCCATTTATTAGGCTCCTTTCTTTATCGATAAATAGGGTAGTAAGTAGTTTATTATTTTTACTTACTACCCTAGGTATTAATTAATATTTAATTACTGTTCAGTGGGAGCAGTATGAAGAACTGTGCTAGCAGAACCACAGTTGATAATGAATAGATCAGCTTCCTTGAGGTAATCACCTTCAATTACATCAAGTCTATCTGCGTTGTCGATAGCCTTAGCGTCGGCACGGTCTGCAATAACCTTAGTAGCAGCAAGGCCGGTAGTAGTGTTATCTACAAGGCCAGCAACACGAGTGAGCTCGGTATGAAGTGCTTCGTTACCCTTAGCAGCATCGCCAGTAAGATCCTGAAGAGTTTTGATGCTACCTTCAGCAGCAGTCATTCTGTCCTTAAGGCCAGTAGTAGCAGTATCTACAGAAGTTTCAAGAGCTGTGATTCTTGTAGCAAGACCGTTTGTACCACTTACAGCAGTAGTAAGGTCAGCAATGTCAGCCTTATTCTTGTCAGCGATAGCCTTAGTTGCAGCAAGGCCAGTAGTCTCGTTACCAACTACAAGTTCAAGAGCGTCAATCTCACCCTGCGCCTTATCAGCAGCATCCTGAGCATCGTCAGCAGCCTTCTGAGCAGCATCTACAGCAGTCTTGATAGAGCCCTTACCAGTATAACCATCAGCAAGATCCTGAAGAGTTGTAACCTTAGGTTCAACTACATCAAGGCGCTCATGAGCTCTTGCAGCCTCAGAAGCGGCACCAGTACCAGCAGCCTTAGCATCGGCAATAGCACCGTAAACTGTTGCAACATCCTTACCATCAGCGGAAGTACCGATAGCGTCAGTAATAGACTTATCAGCAGCCTTGCGAGCATTCTCTTCAACTAGGACAGCAGCAGCGATCTCAGCAGTGATTGCGGTAGCAGTGCCTGCGTGGTCATCCTCGTGATCGGTCTTCCAAGTAGTGAAAGTTTCAGTTGCGAGCTTAGTATCTACGTCTTTCTCAATGTCAGTAGCTCTAGCTTCAAGAGCAGAAATCTTACCTTCTGCAACCTTTACGCGACCAGCATCTGTATTAAATTCTTTCTCGAGGTTGTCAATGTCAGTCTCAGCTTGAGCAACACGTTCAATAATACCGCCAGTAGCCGAACCATCGCCATTGAGATATTCCTGGATCTCAACTAAGGTGTCGAGAGCTGTGTCAAGAGTCTCACCTTCAGCGGTTGCAAAGAAGGTTTCAACTTTATCTAAGCGAGCGTCAAGAGCCTTGTCAGCATCATCGCGTGCCTGAGCTTCATCAGAAACAGCCTTCTTGTAAGCTGTATCCATAGCAGCGATATCAGCCTTATTCTGAGCAATAGCATCAGTGTTAGTCTTTACCTGACCGCTTGTAACGAGAGTACTAATCTGACCTTCAGTTTTAGTCTTAGCGGCAGCAATAGCCTCAGACTTAGCAGTACCAGCTACACCGTCTGCATAGCCCTTAAGAGCCTCATCAGACATTTCCTTACCAGCAATATACGCCTCGTAAGTAGTCTTATCGAGCTTCTTACCGATTTCAGTATCCTGATCTTCGTCCTTAGCATTGATAGTGCTTACAGCAGTAGAAAGTTTACCATCAGAGTAAGCTTTTGCGTCAGCCTCTGCTTGGTCTGCATAACCTTGAATAGCGGTCTTAAAGTCACCATCTACATAGGTTTTTACGTCAGCAGCTGCACCGTAAGCATCATAAGTATTTTCTGCAATAACATCTTGCTTACCAGCGAGAGCTGTAGTCATTTCACTCTTATAAGCGGTAAGAGCAGCATCAGCAGTAGCCTCTGCGCCAGATTTAGCTGCGCTTGCAGCATCAGTAGCAAAGAGCTTAGCACCCTTAATAGTGTCGCTATCCTTAGTACTGCTTGCATCACCGATTACTTCAGTCTTCTTTGTATCGGCGTAAGCCTTAGCATCCTTAAGAGCCTTAGCAACAGAACCGTCTACAGTATCTGCACCAGTTAAAGTATCTAGTTTGCCTTCAGCAGTATCAAGACGACCATCAAGAGCGTCAATCTGACCCTGAACAGAGTCGGTACCAGTGAACTTACCTTCAAGAGCTGTAATACGAGAGTCAAGACCAGATCTGATTGTCTCAACTTCAGCATCAGTAGCGAAAGAGCTGAGATCAATAGAGTGATTTACCTTATCACCAGTCTTAAACTTAATAGTAGTACCATCAAGTACAACAGTTTCAGATTTTGCCCAATTGTAAACATCGGCTGCCTTAGCAGAAGCCCAAGGAAGTGCCTCAAAAGTGCTTGTACCATCACCGACTTTAAATAGGACAGTAGGAACTACATGAGTATCCGCATTAGTATCACTTACATGACAAATACCAATTTCACCTGCGAGAAGAACAACGTCCTTACCAGGAGCAGTGGTCCACGCGGAATAACTGTCATACTTAAGAGCAATTCTGGTTTGTAATTCTTTAATAGCCATAAATTTAATTCTCCTATATATAATTAATTTTTAATTTTATCTTGGATAGTTGCTGGCGCGGTTAAACACCAGCAACTATATAATTTAGCCTTTTATTTGGTTAAGCTTTAGCAGAACCACCAAGAAGTACAAGAGTATCTGCACCCTGTACAAGCTTGTCAGTGCTTACCTGACCGATACCGAGAGTACCGTCGTCTGCGACAGTAATTTCAGTAGAAGCCTTAGGCTGGATAAGCTTAGCAATCTCATCTGCCACATAACCAGTAACTGTACCATCGATGCCAGCAAGCTTATTAGTATTAGCTTCAGAAGCAGTTACAAGAGCAGCAATTTCACCAGCATTCTCATCAACGTACTTAACGAGGTTCTGGATGTCAGAGATTGTCTTACCACCCTCAGGATCGGCTGCTACGATAAGAGCATTGATGCGAGCATCAACCTCATCCTGATTCAAGAACTCAGCATCAGCTTCTTCCTTAGTATAAACTGCAGAAGCATCAGCTTTCTTAGCAAGTTCGGTGTTTACATATTCAATAGTTGCATGCTTGCTGAGGTCAGCTGCAGGAATAGCAGCAATTTTTGCATCAATAGCTGCTTCCATTTCAGTGGTAGTTGAGTAACTATCAAACTTAGCAGTATTAGCTTTAATTGCAGTATCAAGTGCAGTATCAGCAGCAGCGAGCTCAGTTAGTTTGGTAGTATGCTGACCAATAGTAGTGGTATGATCAGATACCGTAGTGTTAAGAGCTGCAATATCACTTGTAAAGGTAGCGTCAGCTGCCTCAAGAGCTGTTATCTTGCCTTCTGCTGTTCCGATACGAGACTCGTGATTACCCTTGGCAGTTTCAAGAGTAGTTAATCTGCCCTTAACAGCATCAATATCATCGGAATGAGTCTTAATATCACCACTAACAAGAGCAGCAAGATCATCGCTAACTTTCTTAGCATCTTCAACGCCCTTATCAGCCTGAGTCTTTGCCTCAGCTACAGCTGTCTGAAGAGCTGTAATAGCATTATCATGAGCAGTATCTTTATTAGTAGATCTTGTAATTTCTGCCTCGAGGTCTGCCTTAACTGCAGGAATAGAATCTTCACCAGCAATATCTTTTATACTATCTGCAATCAATTTTGCAGTAGCTGCTCTGCTATAAGCATCAACTACAATGTTAAGTGTAGTACCAGTAACAGTTGCGCCTTGACTTGTTGTTTCATTGGCAAGAGTAACAGTTGCAGAATCAATCTTCTTAGCAAGCTCTGTGTTGACAGACTCTACAGTCGCGTAATCCTTAAGAGTTGCCTCAACAGTAGCTTCCATAGCAGCAGCATGCTCAGAAAGTTCAGTCTTGGTTGCATAAGTTCCAGCGACATCATCAGCAAGAGCATAACCAACTGCAGCTACATCAGCAACAGCGCCAGAACGTGCTGCAGTAATAGCTTCGTCATTATCAGATTTAAACTGCTCGAAAGTCTCGTTAGAAACAACACTATCTACATCAGCTTTATCAGCAAGAAGACCAGTAAGGTCAGAAGTTGTAGTGTAGTCAGCAAACTTACCATCAACAGCTTCTACTTCAGTCTTAGTAGCGTAAGTATCGAAAGGCTTAGCTTCAAGAGCTTCAACTCTACCAGCAAGAGCGGTAAGTTCAGAAGCCTTAGCATAATCACCAATCTTGAGGGCATCAATAGCAGCAGTTACATAAGCAGCAACAGTGCTATCAATACCAGCAAGCTTGACTTCGATTGCTTGGATATCTTCAAGAATGCCGGCGATATCGGTGTCATCGTGAGACTCAATATAAGCAATCAACTCCTTAAGTGAGTCGAGAGCTGCTTCAGTACCGTCACCGGTCAAGAATGCATCAACAGTAGCTTTGAGGTCGTCAAAGTCTGCCTTATCAGCCTTAAGTTCAAGGCCTTCTTCAATCTCAGTATCTACATACGCAACAGTAGCAAAGTCTTTAATAGCCTCAGCAAGTTCATCAGGATCAACGAAGTCGATTGCTTCGATCATATCCTCGAGTTCGTCTTCTCGCTCAGTAGCACGAGTAATTTCATCAGCGAGATCTTTTACAAGACCAGACTCCGCATTACCAACAACACCTTCAAGAGTGTTTACTTTACCCTCAACAGCCTCTACGCGACCAACAAGAGCAGTATCGTCGTATCTTTCTTCATCTTCAAGAGCTTTTACGCGGTCCTGAAGATCAGAATCGTCATACTTGTCTTCTGTCTTAAGGTAGTCATCCTCGATTGCTTTTATACGAGTCTGAAGGTCAGAATCGTCATAAGGTGTATAGTCAGCCTTAGCAAGGAACTTCTCATCGGCTTCGGCCTTAGTATAAACATCAAGAACAAGCTCAAACTTCTTCTGAGTCTGGGCACCTTCTTCACCTTCCATAATGGGCTGGCCATTGAAGTAAGGAGTTACGATGATACCAGTCTTAGAATCGGTAAGAGCAAACTCATAAGTTGTATTATCGTTACCGTCACCCTCAGCAACGGCTTCAATAGTTTTCCAGACAAGCTTACCGTTTTCTCTAACAGGAAGCGTACCATTCTGAGCGCCTGCAAAACCGAATAGGCTTACAAGGCCGGCTTCAGTAACAGTAATAGAAGCATTGTCACCAGAAGGAACGGTGCCAACCTTCTTAATATTTACGTTGTAAGTTACGGCTTCTTCGCCCTCGCCAACAACATGAGTACCCTGAACAGCAGGAGTAATTACATAAACGGTAGTGTCACCCGCCTCAGTAACAGTAATTAACTGACCTTCATATGCGACAGGGTTAGTAGCAGCATATTCAACTGCTTTATCATAAGAGTCATAAACCTCTGTAATATCAACTGGAACACCGCTCAAACGTGTAAGGGCATTGGTCCAGTCCATAATATTACCTACTTTGTAGGCAGAATTTTGAATATCAAGATATGTCTTTGCCATTATCTATTGCCCTCCTTATTACGCCCAAGTAAGTGAAAGCTTAGTTTCACCAGTAAATGCAGCATCAAGGTTGATGTACCAAAGGTCATAAGCAGTAGCAGTATAACCATTTGCACCTTCAACGTTAACTGCACTAGCTACTTTAGTGCAAGCAACACCAGTTGCAGGCTCTTTAGTAGTGTTCTTAACAGTTAAAGAAGACTTTGTACCAGCCTTAGCTGCGAAATAAATCTGTTTTGTACCTGCAGGAACTGTGAGAGACGTTGGAAGACCTGCGGTGGAAGTGCCACTCTTACCAAGAGATCTAACCTGAGCGGAAGTGATAGCCGTTGGGTCAGCTAAAGACTCGGCAGTGCTCTTCCAACCCCAGAAAGGCTTACGGAAACCAGTAGCCTTAACAGCTACGTTAGTAAAGGTTGTTTCAGTAGTTCCATCTTCATAGCCAGCAATTTTTCCAGCAGTATATTCCTTACCAACGTTATTAAGCGGAACTCTGGAGCCAGAAGCATCGAGAACTGCTTTACCGTTTAAGTAAGCGTAAATAGTATTTGTTTCAGTATTAATCTGCTGGTAGTCATCTGACATAAGAGTGAATGTACCATCTTCTGTATTACCAGTCTGACTATCAAGTGTGTTAGTAACAGTCCAAGTGAAATTACTTGCACTTAAACCAGTAGCTGAGCTTGTATTATCAGTCGTTGTACCATAAGTACCGTAGGTCTTTCCGTCTGCCTGAAGTATACCATCTGTGTAAGAACCATAAGTAGGTGTACCGCTCCAAGCAAATTTGGTGATCTTAGAACCAATCTCTTTATCACCAGTATCTGTAGTAATAGTTCCAGCAGAAAGAGTTGCAGTAGGATAGGTAATAACAGGATTCTTGACCTCAGATAGTGCATCAATAAGCCACTGAGTCATTGTCATGTCTTTACCACCGGCATCCACAGAACCATTCTGTGTTACGTGTCTACCAAAATTGTAGGTTAAAGTGATGTCTTCTTCAAGAACAGATTCAACTTGCTTTAGGTCTGCCCAAGTGTGCTCACCGTCACCAGCTTTAACCATTACGTTACCATTGTCAAGATAAGAAACACCAAGTTCACCTTCACGAAGAACAACTTCAGAACTAGCCCAGTCAGTGGACTTGTCATTTCTTAAGACAATGATTGTGTTAAGTTCTTTTGCCATTTATTTTACCTCTCTATAAAATTATTTTATATAATTATTTTTAATTATACCGTAAATTGTTAATTGTCAACGCCGCTATCGCCACCGTAAATGACTTCTGGCTCCTCATAGTCGCCTCCGCCACTTACTGGAAGATATGCATCATTAAACCACACATAAGATTTTCCTTCGTCTGCTGCTACATAAAGCTTGTTTGCTTCGCCAGTCGCTGGGAAGCCAGAACGATAACCAAAGGTAAGCACATCAGACTCTTGTTCTTCTAGTGCAGTAAGTCTTTCGTCAATTTCTGCAAGAGTAGCTGCCAGGCCGTTTGCGTCTACAAGCTTATGCCAGTTAGCTTCATTAGTAACATCTGGCACACCAAAAATACCTGTAACTGCTGGGTCATATAGAAAATAAATACCGTTTTTAGTGGGATCTGTATTATTTAGCCATACCGCAGTTAACATTCCATTGTAAGCAGTGTCTACAGTATTACCTTTATCATTTGTTGTCTGCCAAGTTGTTTTAGAAATAAGCTCTGCATAGGTTTTTACTAAGGCTTTAGTGTCTATCGGCTTATTGCTTGCAACTTTATATTGATTTGTTGTCTTTATAATTGCCATAGCTTACTCCTTTATAATAAATCTATATGAAGTACCGTAGTCAGCACCACTAAGGTCAGCCCAAAGCTTATATCCAGCGGGTACTTCAGGTCTAATACCGAGAGCAGTCTCAATTTCGTCAAGGTCATCTGTTAAAACGTATTCTGCAGTTGTCCATTGAGCAGGCGGTGTAGTATCCCAGGTTTGAACTAGCACATTGCCGCCCTCTCTTACATTAAGAATATCCGGGAGCACTATGGTGTAGCACATTTGTGGTTGTTCGTCGGTGTGATGTTCATAACCAGATTCAATAATAACCCCATCTTGAACAATATGATAAAACGTAGTAGATTCACTCTTGCTTGTAGCAGCATTTTCTGCAGAATACTCTTTTACAGTATGTTCAGTAGGTATCAAAGAACCGTCTTCCATTAACTGATAAATAGGCTCTTTCTTAGACAGAATAGTTTCTACAATACCTTCTGGCTCTGTTGGTGTGTCAGGAACTTCCGGCTCGTCAGGATTTTCTCCAGGCTCATCAACAAGCCCTAATAATTTAGCAAATATTTGAGCTACGGTGAGGCCAATTACATTATCACCGGCAGCAAAATCACCGATAGAATGAGTAACAAATTTAGCTATTTCAAAAGGAATATCATTAGCTTTTGCACCTAAAAGCTTAGAAACCTCTGCTTTAGTGTGATAATTCTCAAGGTTAACTTCAGGTACCTCTGGAATTTCAATACCTGCAACAGCATCTGCTACGTCCTGCTTTGTCGCATAGTCAGTTAATGAAGGAATCTTATTTTCAACAGCTTCAACTTCCTCTTTTGTTGCAAAAGAAGTAAGTTCAGACTTATCAGCTTTATTAGTAATATCTTCGCTAGTTAAATAGCCCTTACCTTCGACATCACTCAGGGTAATAAAGCCTGTATCATTCTCAAGCTTACTTATTTTAGTAGGAACTTCGGGAATATCAGCAGCTGTGAGGTAGCCAGCGTCATTTGTAAATGCGCTTATATTTTCAGGAATTTCAGGAATCTCTGGAATTTCAGGAATAAGTGCATTGACTTCTTCTTTAGTATAGTAGTCATCAAGTTTGATGTCGGAACCACCAGTAGGAATTCTATAAACTTCCTTACCGATTCTGATAGTGGCTAAATCACCAGCAACTTCACCATCAACATTAGCTTCAACCTTGTTAAGTCTAACTTCCTTAGAAACTTCCCAAGTGTTATCACTGTGAAGATAATAGGTATTAAATGCGCCGTATGCTTCACTTCTGCTTGTCAAGAACTTTGTGAAAGTAATTATATCATCTCTCACATAGTTCATTACTGCATAACCGTTTGCGTCCGGGGCAGCATTAGTTAATACTAAGAACTTACCATTTTTGTAAGCATCAGTTGCAGCTGCAAAATCAGGAGCACTAAAATCTACTTTATAAAGCTCAGGCTCTGGAATGGCGGCTGTTACAAATTCTTCAGTAGCGTAACCGTCAAGGTCAATGTCCTGTAAATATTCTTTATTTTCTATCCAAGTTCTTAATTCATCAACAGTTTCTACTTTAGGAAGAACCTCAGTCTCAATTTGCGTCTTAACCTCTAAAACTTCTTCTTTTTTAGCAATACCTTCATGAGTTTCAATTGCGTTAATTACGTACTGCTCGGTAGCATAGCCTTCTAAAGAAGGAATTTCAGGCTTATCACTAAGATCATTATAAGAACCGCTGAATAACTCCGATTTTGTAGCATAGTCTGCCAAGCTTTCTTTTACAGCGCTAATCTCTGCACGAAGTGCTTCAAGAACATCAGAGTCAATAGACTCACCATGGTCACTCTCATTAATACGTTTCAGAGTTAAACCATCTTCGCCCTGTATTCCTAGGAAAAGCTCAGCTGTGTCAGTACATATATACCAACAGCCCTCTTCAATAATTAGATTTGGGTTAACCTGTCCTTCTGACGTAAATAATACGGTAGATAAACCGCGACTAATATTAAATTCTGTCATCGTTAATTACCTGCCTCATCTTGTTTTATCTTAAACTCGCTGTACTTAACCGTATTCATAACAGCCTGAGCGACCTCAGTATCAGTAGCAAAATCTTTAAGATCTGTTTCAATGTTTTGTTTCTTTAAGTAATCTCCCAAAGGAAGTGCTTCCTCAATCTGGCTAATATCTTCTGGACTGAGCTCAAAGTCAACTATAATGTTGCCGGCTTCGATTTCTTTTTCATTGCCATAGCCATCTTTTACGGTAAGCCATACTTTATAAACTGCCATAATAACTTTCTCCTTATTATTTTTTTATTAATTTTTAATTAATCTTCTTGCTTTTCTAAACGCGCTGACTTAATATCAAGTATAGCGTCAATATTAGGCTCAATTCTAGCCGCGATAATTTCAACAGCATTATCCGGAACTACTTCATACAGAGCCCTTAGCAATACTTCAAGCCTATTTAATGGCTCACCGAGCTCTTCGATACCTGTTCTTGTTAGTATACAAATAAGATACTTTTCAAGTCTATTTAAACATTCCCAGTCTTCTGCACCTTCACCATTTATAAGTTTAGTTAGTAATTCATCTAAACGGTTCACTTACTTTACCTCCTCTATTAAGTCAGATTCGTCTAACGCACATTTAATTAAGAATAAGTCATTCGCAGATAAATCATCAGGTTTAACTGCATCTTTAAAAGCAAGCTCACCTACATCGATACAAACTTCTTTATTCTCTGCGTCTATTTGAAGCTGTTTTCCATTAAGTTTAATAACTTCAATTTTATTTTCTTGAGCCTTGTCGTCTATCTGAGAAAGCTTACGCTTTTCATAGGTAGAAAGCTCGTGGCCGGATGCTGCACGGATTACAACAACAGGCTTTTTTTCTGGTCTACGTATTTCTAACATGACAAGCTCTCCTTAAACTATTTGTTCGAATCTAACATTAGTAACTTCAATATTAGTTAAATCTTCTATGTCAGTCTCAATATCGAGGTCATGCGCACCGTATTCAAGACGGATGACTCCGTTTTCAGTAAGCTTTTTATATTCAGTATCTTTTTCAGCATCAAAAGCATTTGTTAGTACTGCGAAATTATAAAAGGCTCCAGGTTTTAAGCTCTTAGACACTTCTGGAGTAATTTTAAAAATAATTTCACCAGTTTCTTCATCAATGTCAGACTTTCGCGCTCTGTGTATATATACACAAGGCGAATCAATGTAATCGTAATTTTTTATAGCAAAAATAAATTCGTCATTTTCACCTAGCTCAAATAAACGTAGATTTATAGCAAGTCGGGTGTCACAGTTCATATAAACAACGACTTCTGGCATTGATGCTAAATAATTTGTGCAACAACTACGCAAAGCACTGTCCTCCTAGTATAAAAATTTAATCTAAAACGATATATCACATAATTTAGCACTTTCTTTACCTTATAAAATAAAAAAAGGTAGGCCTTTATTTGGTCTACCTCGTTTTTCTTATGTAACTTATTTAATATGCTGCTTTTTGGCCGCGGTTACCGTATTCTTCATAAGCATTGCAACTGTCGTTAAGCCACATCCACCGGGAACAGGCGTGATATAGCCTGCTTTAGAGGCAACGTTATCAAAGTCAACATCTCCACAAAGTTTTCCGTCTACTCTATTGATTCCGACGTCGATAACAACAGCGCCTTCTTTTACCATATCTTCAGTGATAAACTTAGGTCTTCCGACTGCTGCTACAAGGATATCAGCACGACACGTAATATCAGCAAGATTTTTAGTCTTAGAGTGCGCAGTAGTAACAGTGCCGTTTCTATTAAGAAGAAGCATAGACATTGGCTTTCCAACAATATTACTCCGGCCGACGACTACACACTCTTTTCCAGTAATATCAATATTATAACAATCGAGCATTTCGATAACGCCAGCTGGCGTACAGGGCAAGAAAGAGTAATCACCTGTCATAACTCTTCCAACATTAGACGGGTGGAAGCAGTCTACATCTTTATCTGGATTAATTGCTTCAATAACTTCTTTCTCATCGTAACCTGCAGGTAAAGGAAGCTGAACTAGAACTCCGTTTACAGACTCGTCATAGTTAAGAGCACTAATGAGCTTAAGAAGTTCTTCCTGTCCAACATCTGCAGGTAAAACAAACTCTTCAGAAATAATTCCACACTCTTCGCATGCTTTCTTCTTATTTCTCACATAAACCTGCGACGCCGGGTCCTCTCCTACCAAAATAACAGCAAGGCAAGGATTAATACCCTTTTTCTTAAGTTCAATAACATCAAGAGCTACATTATTTTTAATCTGTGCAGCTACATACTTTCCGTCAATAAGGTTAATCATTTTGTATTTTCCTTTTCTTTTATAAAATTAAATTCTTCACATTCATATCCACTGTCACGCAGCCAGTCCGCCACCAAATGCCTGTGACAAAAATCACTCGACTTCTCATAGCATACTAAAGCAATATCACCGTCACAAGAAGCCTTACCAGCCTGGTAATAAAGCTCTGCTACTACCCTTGCTGGATTTAGGTGTCGTAATACCTGGTCCTTATAGCACATTGTAAAATAGTCATTGTCATGGTCTATCTTCCATTTGCGATAAAAATCGTATTTAGGCGCGAGATTACGATAAGAAGGCCCTTGATAGCCAGGCGGTGCTTTCGCGCAAATAGAGACCGGAATAACGCCTTCTGGGAGCTTTTTAAGCTTAGCAAAATAAGTTGTATAAATCATATTTGTCCCCTAAATTTATCCTCAATAGCAAAAAACTTACCCTTATATTTCTTACAGTACTTTATAACCGTAGAAGTCTCGTCTCTTGTACTGCAATAAAAATTAAATAGTACTCTCGGTCCAATATCAACATAATTGTGCGGAATGTTATTCAGTTCTTCATGAAGTGCTTCTGCCTGTTCCGCAAATTCTTTAGGAAGTACTACTTCAATCTTCCAAAGTCTGTCTTTTTGAATCTTATCTAAAATTACATAGCTAAGCCAGACACCAAGGGCATTTGCGGCAGCTGTGGCAACGATAGTAATTTCAAGCGGAAGATCCGCAGTCTGCTTAACTACAATAGTATAAAAAGAATAAGCAACTACATTGGCCAGAACATTGATACTACGGCCGTATCGCACTGTACAAATACTTTTAGTGCTAGATAAAATAACGTTAACTAAACTGATTAAAAAGAAATACACAGTAGTTAACGAAAATAGTGTGCTAAACATATTAAGTCCTCCTTTTACTTCTTATATATAATACGATAAAAGCTCGCCAGTTTTAATAGCGAGCTTTACATTTTATGCATCTAGTAAATAATCTTCTGTAAACTGAATAAGCTTTTCTCTAAATTCATCAAGACCTTTGTCATTATACAAGATAAGGTCAAATCTGTAGCTATCCATGTCAACTTCGGAAGGATGATTCTTCTGAACTTCCGTGAGTCCGTTGTCAAAACCGGGTCTCTCAACTCTTAGAACAACTGTGTCAAAAGCTCTTTCGACAGTGGCAACCTCTACAGGATATCTACAATCAGGAATAAGTACATAATCCCAGTCTTTCTTAAACATATTAAGAATACTTACAACAAACTCTGCCCAAAAAGCCGGATTCTGCGCACCAACTACGTCCGTACCAATATATTGAAGTAGTGTTCTGCCTCGCTCATCCTTATTTCCATCCCAATTAAAATACTTTACACAAATAAACTTAAGCAGGTCTGCAAAATGAGTAATAAGCACTCTCTGTCCTCTATTCTCAAGATGCTCCTTAATAAGCTCTGCTGCGGTATCTTTTCCATGTCTTGCCTTAGCGCTAATACAACAAACTTTCATCTTTTCTTCTCCTTCTTATGTTCATCCTTGTAAGGACATGTTTTAAAGCATTCATCTGTAAATGACCAGAAATCACTGGCTGCGTCATAGACAGAATTATTTTTATCTAAAAATTCATCTGCGGCCTTTTTACCGATTTGGCATAACTTATAACAATAATCAAGGTTTGGCAAAGTACTCACTAAAACATACACCTCTTTCTTATAACAAATAACTTTTATTTTCATATATTATAATATACAATATAACAAAGGGCATTTTTAGTAAAAAAATAAAAGACTAGCTTTTATACTAGTCTTTATTCTAATGTACTTTTAAACCAATTATTAATCAAGAACTCTAACAACGTCTCCTGGCTTAATACGTCCAAGCTTATTTACAGAGAAAGGATCTATATTGTCTTCAAAGATTCTGTTAACTTCAACAGACATCATTCCTCGGTCATAAAGCAGATCGGTGAGATCATCTTCTGTTAAGTCATCTGCAAAAACCAATACGTGCACATCTTCTCCATCATCATCTTCATATTCAACATCAGCTACTCGCATCTCATTTTTATTAGATGCTTCTGTTAAGCTCTCATCAATAGGTGCTTCCTCTTCAGGCATCTCGGGCTCATCTACGACTTTATCATCAATAAGAGCTTCTTCATCAACTACCTCATAAGGAGCAACTACACCAATAATCTTAAAGCCCTTTGCTTCCTCACAGAACTGGCACTCATCTTCTACATTTACAAGGTCAGTCTCTTCATCAACTACAATATCAGCCTCATCCTTAATTACGAGAGCTCCGCACTTATCGCACTCGCAAATAACCTGTCTATTCTCATCGTCAACAACTTCGATGTCAACCTCTTCATCTGCTGGAGCTTCTTCTACGGGCTCTTCATCGACAGGAATTTCGTCTTCAGTAGCTTCCTCAAGTTTGTTAGTCGCAGGAAGAGTCTTAGTACATTCAGAAGATTCAGGTTCCTGAGTCGGTCCAAAAGTTACTGTATCAGTATCCTTATCCTTCATAAGACCCTGTTCTGTAGAATTAGTCTTATCCTCAGACTCTTTTACACAAGCTTCCTTAATTACTGGAACTTCAGCACCTTGTACAATTTCAAACTTCTTACGCTTTGCGACCGCAGTATTCGATTGCTTTTTTACAAAGTCATTACACTCCTGTTTAGTACCAGTGAACACTGACTGTTTATCAAGCATTACTGTGCAGAGGTCATCAACTTTCTTAAGAACAACTTTAGGGGTAGTCTCCTCATAGAGCTTATCAAGCTCGTTAAATGCACTAATAAAATTCATTTTTATAAGTCTCCTTATTAATTTTATACTTAAAAATTCATATTAGTAAAAATTTCTTTTACTAAATAATTTAGCGATTATTTTTTATTAACTTTATCAACTTCTTCTAGCCACTCAAAATAGAATTTAATCTTATGTTCATGAGCCTCGACGAGGCCATAGTCAAGCCCAACTTTGTATATGTAACTGTCTCTATAAAGCTTTGCAGGAATCTCTTCTACATACTTTCTAAATACCTCAAGTGAGTGTGCTCGTTTATAGTGATTACACCTTCTACACGCCGGCATATAATTTTCAAAACACTCAAGTTCTTCTTCAGAATATTTTTTAAATCTTTCGCGCTGAACAGGAATAAGGTGGTCTAATTGCCAGCCTTTTGGTTCAAGCTCTTTACCACAGTATGCACAGTACCCATCATATTTATTATAAACTGCTTCACGGATTTTCTTAGATATTGTTTTACGTTGCATTATTATAAACTCCTTTACTTATAATATATTATACAATATAATTAAATAAAATAGCTTGTAAATAAAATGCGCTAAATTATTTAGAGTAAAATTTATTAGAGAGGATTAACTATATGAATCTTTTTGAGGCTTTCGATGCATTAGACAAAATCTCTAGAGATATTTTAATAGAGTCTGCCAATATAAGTACTTATAAACAAATTTTAGCAGAAATTGCACAAATTGAGGCCGAGATTAAATCTTTGCAGCAACAAAAAAGCAAAAAATGGAGTTCTGACTACGTAAGTAGACTTAAAGACTCAGAAAAAGCCCTCATAGCCCTTAGACAAGAACTCATGGAGCTAGAGCAGTCTTACAAAGAGTATTGGTACACAGAGCGAGAGCAGGACGATGACAGATATTATTTTTATGATAAATATCGAGATAACCCTGAAAAGAAGGCAGCAGTAGCAGATAAAGAAGCAGAGTTACGGGACAGACTTAAAAAGTTAGAGGCAGAGCATGACGCGCTTACAGCAAAAGTAAAAGCAGACTTTGAAACTGACTTAGCTGACCATACTAAAACTATTGCTGACAGAATTGCTATGCGAGATGCAAAAAAAGGTGAAATAGAGGCTGCGCGTAAAACAGTCATTGATGAAGTAAAAGCAGAGTTATCTCAAAAGTGTGCTGATGTAGCTCATCTAGTAACACCTGCCTGGGATAAGCTTGTTATAAAAGATACAAAAATTATACTGCCGCTCGTTAGCGAACCTTACTCAGTAGAAATTACTGACGAAGACTTTGACGAAGATGATAACTTTTTATATGATAATGTGCTTGAAGCTGCAACGGAGTCTTACCTAGAATCTGATGAATACTATGAAATTATCGAGCTTATTGTAGAGCAGCCTGAAGATGACCCTATCAGTGCTATTGATACTGATAAGCTACTCAGTATTCCTAATAGTGAATGGCAGCTTAACTGCGATATTGATACTGAAATTATTGGAAAAGTTCCTGAAGTATACTCGCACTGGCATGATCCTGGAGACTACTGGAACCCACCAGAAGGCGAATTTGAGTTTGATACTGAAATGAACATACAAGCTACATTCTATTTAGTTAAACAGCTTTAATAATAAAAAGAGATAAGTGTAAAAACTTATCTCTTTCTTTTTTATTTAAAGTATTCGTATGCTTTTAAGGCGGCTTCTTGTCGCATCTCATAGCTCGCAGGACCACATCTTTCATAAGACTTAGCAAAAGCAAGAGCAGCTTCGGCAGGGTCTGTCATTTTTAAAAAGTCTTTATATTTAAAGCCAGTCTTGTAATTTTTTCCAAAAGTGCTAATTTCCCACTCGATATTATCTAACAGGAATTCAAGCTGCTGCTCAAAGGAAAGTCCGTGCGCTTCAGGATAATATTTTTTAGACCACTGGCAAAGTCCATAATAGTTTCCACTCGGACTATAAATATTTGGTTTAAGATCCAAGGTACCTCCAGAAGTTTCTATCATCATATTTCCGATAATACCGCAGGCAACTTCTTGACTAAAGCCTCTTTGTCTCAAGTACTCCCAGACCTTAGTTGCATAATAGTACTCTTCTTCCCACTTTTGAATTTTAGCTAGGTAGTTGTCCTCTAGCTCGATGCTGCAACAATCTGCACCTGTACAAATAGTGGGCTCTACTTCTACCCTTTTTACTTCAGCTGATCGTGCCTTAGAGTCTACCTTAATTTCGCCAAAAATAAGCCAAAACAATAAAATTAATAAAATAATTAAAAGGATTTTAATAAATAAATTAAGATGTCTTTTTAGCATAATATCTTACCTCCACTTTAATAGTATACAATAAAAGTAAAAATAATTTAACTAAAAAGAGCACGGCAATTTATACCGCGCTCAATTATGTACAACTCACTTAAAGTCTTCCCACTTAATCTTTACAATAACGCGCTTACCGCAGCGATCTCGCATCTCAATCTTAGGGCGACCGACGAGGCCCTCCATCTTGGCAGTTCCCATAGTAGAATCAGGATGGCCCTTTACAAAGTCGACACCTTCCTGAATAGTACCCTCAAAAATGATAGGAACAATATCAATACCAAAAGCCTTAGCAATATCTTCTACAGACTCTCTTGGCTGATAATTGCCGGCGATAAGAACGTCAAACATAATAAAGCTTACGTCAGCTCTGTAGTTTCCGCCGTTCTGAATCTTAGGACCGTAGCCTTCACCGAAAAGAATTACAGGAGTCTCACCAAATTTCTCCTCAAAAATCTGCTCTGCCTCATTTGTCTTAAAAGTAGCCATAAGGTAGTTAAGAAGATGAGTAGGAATCTGAGCTCTTTCTGTTCTACCATTAAAAGTTACTGTATGTCCGTCCCAGCAAACGGAAATATTTGTTCCGTCAATCTTCTCAGTAAAAGTCCATACGTTATCCTTAAGAAACTCTACTGTAGGATTTCTAAACTCGCCCTCGAGAAGCTTCTTAGTTCCTTCCATGTCTCTCTTGTAGAGAGTATCAATCTTATTGTATTCAATCATTTTTATTTTCTCCTTAAATTAAATCTTTAACAACTCTTTCATTAACGCTCATAAGAAATTCATTAATTGCGTCATAATTCGGCTTCTCAGGAAGAGAAGTATTTTCAACAGCATACTCAAGGCGCTTTTCATACTCACTTACCATATCATAAAATTCAGGAAGCGGCTTAGAATCTTTATCCAGGAATTTACCATTACGAATATCAAGCAAGAAAGGAATATCGTTTTCTCTGTAAGTATTAATTTCTTCTTTCTCAAGAATATCAATACACATCAAGTAAAGTCTTACAAGGTGCATCATATGCTTTCCAAGCTTTCCTCGCTCGATCGCATTCTGATTTCTGTGCCCGATTTTGTCATAGTCAGAAACGATATTCTTCATATCTGACCACATTGCCTTATAGTCTCTGAGCGGGTAATGAGTCAGGTTAATATCCATATAAATTTCTTTATCCATGTCACCCTGGTCAGAATCGTCAAGATAAAGCTTTACTCCTTCACCAGTCTTAAAGCAACCGTACTTATCAGGCCAAGCATAGGTAGCAGCGGTAATACTATTTAAAATGTGCTGTTCTCTTTCTGCCTGTGCTATAGTTCGCGCTGCCTTATTATCAAGCCTTCTTAACTGAGCAAAGGCATAACCGCCAAAAGAGTACTTAGCTCTCTTTGAAAGGAATAACTTCTTATTATCAAGTAGTTCCTGTCCAATAGACGACAAATATAGATAGTGCTCCGGCTTCAAACCAAGCATCTCAATGGTATTAGGATTACAGGAAGAAAGCAAACTAACAATCTTTCTGATTGAATAAATTGTAGTATCAGTAGCTTCATTAACTGCCTGCTCAAAATTAGCTGAGCCGAGAATTTCTGCTTTAGAGTTAAGTGCTACTCCTCTAATATCTACGTCAGAGCCAGCTACATTAGTTCCGTAGGCATGACTTCCTCCGAGACCTAATAGGATAATATTATTACCTAAGTGTGGATTTGTCTTAAGAAACTCGTACTCAGGTGTTTTAAGAATCTCTTTAAAATTAGTCATTTGTTTCCTCCTCTTCTACCGAATCTTTAGGAAATCTTCTAATAAATTCTTTTACTAGCTCTGTAGGTATGTAAATATTTCCGTTAATCTTCATGCCGTCAAGGCAATCAAGGCACTCAATAAGAGAATCTATATCTACAATATATTTCATTCAGTGGCTTCCTCCTTAGGATCAACAAGCATAAAAGCAAGGTCCGCAAAAGTATCGATATAGCCAAAGTAATCACTCATAGAAGAATGATAGTGCTGATAAACAAAATTCTCAACAATTTTTGCCTGGCGCTCAGTAAGGTCATAGTATGTCATAATATAAACAACTACATCATAAGTAAGCCGCTCATCAAGCTCGTGCTGAACTCTATTCTTATCTCGCCACAGCCTGTCAACATTATCATTATGTTCCTGTGCGAGCTCGCGATTACGCTTAACAGAAAGCTCTTCATCAAATACGTGGTCAGGCTTTACTTTCTTAGGAATATCTGTTTTATAAGTGTATATTCCATTATTGTAATTAACTCGGATCTCATCAATATCAAGTGCCATAGCTTTTCTCCTTCGTATAATTAAAAACATCACTGATATATTATACAATACCAGTGATGTTATTTTTAACGTTTTATTTAATTTTTTTGCTTCGTCAATATATCTAATGCCTGCAGAGCTTCAGAACTTTTACGGTGTTTCTCATCTCTGCAGACGAGCATTATATTATCTAAAAGCTTATATATTCTCGCAAACCGACTCGAGGTACTCTTCAGCTTCCTCGCGCTCATAAAATACGTCGTTGTTCTCAAGACGCTTCTTAAGACCGAAGTAGTTCTTCTCGTTTACCTCAACCTCAGTAATAGTGCAATGCTCACGAGAAGGCTTAGTCTTAGTATATCTACCCTGAGCGTTCTTAAGAGCTACGTCGTAAACAACCTGTCCGAGATAGAAGGGGAAAGCATCTACCATGTCATAAAGCTCGTCAGAAAGCTCAAGGATCTCATTCTTAAGCTCCCGAACCTCCTCATCGTGCTTTGCAACGCGTGCAAGCTGCTTCTTCTTAGTAGTAATGTTAAGTCCAAAAATATTCATTTTGTTTTCTCCTTAGTAAAATTTTGTTTATATTTTATTATACGATATGTTGTTTGTAATTTTTAGCTTTTTTATTAATTGCTGCCAAACAATCTTCTTTTGTAAGAAATACTGTTTTACCGATACTAGAAAACTTATATCTTGTTCTATTCGCTATAAACGCCCAGTCAATAGTTTTACCGCTCTTCTTTTTACTGATTTCGGTAACTTCTATCTCGCGGGGTTCCTGATGGGCTGAATTATAATAACCACCATGAATATACCAAACTTTATCTCCTACATCTACAGGCGGAATTACTTCTCCACTAGTTATTAGATAATTAGCAATTCTCTCACAAGTACAGCAAGGTCCGTAATTACAATGAGCAATACACTCATCGGTCTGATAGCTTTCACAAATTAACTGAGTAAGTCTCTTTTTGTTAGTCATTCTGTAACTCCTTTAACTCTCTACCGCAGTAAGGGCAAAACTTAATTCCAAGGTCGAGCCCAGAAGGCAGCTCAATATGCCACAAGCCTTTTTCATCAGGCTGAATACAGGTATCAAAAATTTTATCTACCGGCTCACCACGGATAATATGCTCGGGAAGATCTTCATATTCAGTACAATATTTACAACCCATAGTAAACTCCTTAAGTGTAGTAATATTCTGTCATGCCATCGTGCCAGACCTTCTTTACAATAGTATCATCAGGGTCAATATAAGTGATAGCACTTACTCCTAGAGCAGACTCCTCACCAACTTTTTCCCAGACAATCTTATCAAGCTCCTCGAGCTCAAGGTCAGTCTCATTGTAAACTTCAGGAAGCTTTACAAGCTTTTCAAATCCGTCGTTAATTCCCATTAGTGTACTCCTTTACTTTATCTTCAATATACCTCTCTGCATCCTCTTTGTTAAGGAAGCAATATTTATTAAATTCTTCTACGGTATAATCAGCTACAGACCCATTACGAGTCACCCTAATTTTCCAAGATTTATCTGCCTTCTGCTGTAAACCAGAAACGTGGCCTTCTCTGAGGTCTGTCATAACCTCTTTAAACATACAGACATAAGGTACCCAAACCTTCATTCCAATATAAGCAGGTGGAAGAGTCTGCGGATTATAACTATCACAAAGGTTATCATCGTCAGAGCATTCCCAAGGAAAATCCAAACCCTCAATGCCACAATTATGCGCCCAATCTTCACAGGCGTTAAAATGAATACAATCTTTACACGTCTTCATCTTCTACATCTCCAAAACAACAACCGTCTCGGTCTTCTTTAGTTTCACAGTCTTCAAAATATATGCAATCTTTGCAATCAACCCAGCCCAACTCTGGAAGAATATTAAAATTCTCACAAGCTTCAGTATCTTCATAACATAAGAAACCACACCAGCCTATTTTATCTTTTGGTGGATTTTTACAGCAAAGATTCCAGTCGCCTGCTCCAATAAAATTAGAACAATCTTTACACGTTTTCATCAGCAAACTCCATCTTTGAACCACACTGCGGGCAGTAGTAATAATATCTATGATATGGAACATGCTTTTTACAAGCACTGCATTCCATCATAGTCGAAGAATACATAGACCACTTAGCATGTCTGGTTCCAGGAAAATCTCTAAAAGATCCCTTTACTTCATTCTCATATACAGGAAGGTCAATAAAAGTATTCCTTTCAGACATCTTAAGAAATTTTAAAATATTTTCAAAGTCTTCCTCATACTTAAAATGACTTCTATACAGTCTTATAAATGCCGTGCCTGAAACATAATCGTCAATCTTCATTTGCTTCCTCCTCCAACCACATTTTAATAACTTCTTTATTATCAGGAATATCGTCAAGGTCCGGGAAGAATCGGCACTTCTTTACTCCACAATCGTCTGCTAGCTCGCAGAAAGCGCACTCAAAACTCTCATCATAAAAAGGGTCTAAACCAAGCTTTTCTTTCGCATCAGTATATGCCACTTCGATAGACTCACAATTATCACAATACTTCTTAGCGAACCAGTTTGTCCAAGGCGAGTTATCAAACATGCCATTCTCGTCAAGCCAAGCTGCCAAAGTATCGATGTCCATATCTTTAATCTTCTGTAAATTCGTCATAGCCAATTTCTCCTCTACTCAAGGCTTCGTTAAGTATCTCCTGTACTTCTTCAGCATTATTTTTAAATTCATACCAATCCCAGAAAGCACCACTCGAGCAACTAGTAATTGGCACTAAATGATACTCATCGCACATTCCATTGGCATCGTAGTAATTATAAACCAACGGTACAACAATATCACCTTTAGTATATTTACCAGACCACGGAAGCTCTAGTATTCCCCACTTAGCCCACAAGAAAATACCGTAAACTTTAGGTAGTGAATCAAGATAAGCTTTTGTTTTAGCGGTATTCTTAAGTATTTTTCTTAGCATAAAGCTTCTCCTGTAGTCTTTCAATTTCGTCCTGTAGAGCTGGCTTCTCGGCAGCGACGCATCGCCACATGTCCATCTCAGCTACCTGCTTGGCGGCAGAATATTCATAACCTTCGTTCATTTTAACTCTAATACCTTCTACCATGGCATGTGTCTGAATAGCATACTCTCTAAAAGTATTTTTCTGCGCAGTAAGCGATCTATTCTCGTAGATAAGATCGATAACAACGTCAAGAGTATATTTAGCAAGGACACTCTCAAGCGGGCTTTCTTCGCACTCCTCTTTAAGCGGACAGGTTTCACAAGAATTACGTCCGTTAAGGCTGCAGCATCTAAGCGCCTCAATAATATCATCTTTACTGTACTTCATTTTCCTGCTCCTTAACTCGATTATATATTCTGATAATGCGCTCAGCCGTGTCAGCTCTTTCGTTATAAATATTTACGGCGTATGTTGGCAATACTCGTGCCTCATCGTAATCAACAGGAGTCTCACAACACTTAGAACAACGAACATACCAAAACTCTCTCTGATCACCACATCTCGATATCTTAGGTTTACCACCGCAAAAAGGACAATTTCTCGGCAGCGGCAAGGGCTTCTTCTTAAACAGTTTCATCTTCCTTATTCTCCCATACTTCTTTACCAGTATTTCTATCAAGCCAGACCTTATCAAAGTAGTAGTATTTAGCATTACAATTGCAGAACAAATTACACGGTACAAAATTCCAACACTTTGCTCCGCAGAAAGGGCAGACCTTCTCGTATTTCTCACGCTCGCTCATTTTCTTTCCTCCACAGTATATTTTCTTATAAGTTCAATTACTGACCAAGGAATATCATCTAAAGTATTTTTCAATGCCTCAAAGAATTCATTAGCAATATCAGAAGCTTTTACCCAGCCTTTACCCACAAGAAGGTCAGCGATAATACTACAATCCATACCGCTCAAAGGCACGTCCGCTTCCAACATAAGTGTCTCATAAATCTCGTTTGCCATTACTTCAGCTCGTTCATTCTTAGTCATAGTAATCCTCCAAAACAAATTTCTTTAATATATAATACAGTATCAAGGTTGACCATATAAATAAAAAATGTGAATAATTTGTTAATAAATCATTCACATTTATTTTTTTAATTCATCTTTGCCCCACAACAAGGACAAAACTTATATGTAGTATTTGCTTTTCCTTTACATGCTGAACAGACTACATGCTTAAACATAGGGTCAGGCATTTCTTCATCGGGCTCAGGACTCCAGGTACCGTATCTCGCAGGTACTAAATCTTCAACCTTCATAGAATCAATCATATGTATGAAATGTCTATGCTCAGCTACGTGATTCTGCCTCTGCAGAGGATTATTATGTTGATTGTAATTCATACTCTCGATAACTCTATCGACTAGCTCATTAGCTTTTATGTACTTATCCATAATTACCCCGCATCAAACATTACTTCTGGTGTCCAGGAAGTCTCTCTACCATCGGTCTCAGCATAGTCTACATTAATGCTAAACTTAGGTCTAAAATCTCCGTCTCCGTCAGCATAAAAACCGATAAGCGAAGAATGACCTATCTTGCCATTACGTTCAAGCTGTCTCAAGAATGAACAAAAATCATTTACCCATCTTTCGGGCATCTCGCAATCAACGGTAAATTTCACTACTTGGCTCATCATCTTCCTCCATAATCTTATATCCAATAGAAACGCCGCTCTTATTACTTCTTATCTGTTCAATAGGATAGCCGCAAAAAGTATCTGGCTCATCTTTAACAGCAGTAAATCTTAGGTCATATTTATAATTAACTGCCAAAGAATTAAACAAATCTGGTGTGATAAAAATAGTCGGCTTATAACCTGTTCTCATCTCAAAATTCTCAGCGTGATAAAGGATGTTATGAAATAAATTTTCAACTGGATTGGGCGAAACATACATATAATTTTTACTCATTACCAACTCACCTTCTCTACGTAGCCGTTAAAAGTGCTCAAAAAATCTTTTACAAATATAGCGTAGTTCTCTTCTGGTATTGTAATTACCAATTTACATTTAAGCATGTCTAAACGGTCTTTATCTCTAAAAGAACAAACAAAGCCATTATATTGAAGCAAAGTATCCATAGCCCAATTAATAATAGTTGCGCCGGTTACTGTAGAATAAGCAGTATCAAAAGGATGCTCAAGCCGCCAATTTGCTGTCTTCTTAAACTTAATTACTTTTGTTTTCATTCTTCTTCGCCCACCAAGCTTTAATTTCGTCAATCTCACGCGCCATTCTCTTATAATACTCCTCTTCCTCTAAAACTGTACTACAGTCTTCACAAGGGTACTCCTGCTCAGCCTCTCCGTTAGCTACAGGACAATCCGGGTCGCCGTACTTACAACCATGCCACTTACAACAATGAGCAGCATGTACTCCAATAGATCCTCTCATTACTTTTCTCTCCTAATCATCTTAATCCAATCTTCGGCTGCTTCCTCAACTGCCACATGATACGGGTTAAAAGTATTCCAACCGTAGCTGTCTGTATGTGCTCGGCAATAAGGACACTGTATTCGAACGTGATGATATCGATAGTCGCCGACGTCATCATAGTCCTCTCTAAGCTCCGGTTCCTCACCACAGAAACAATTAGGCAGGTTTACAGTTTCCTTACTTTCTTTATAATATTCAATCTTTGCCATTAAACAACTCCTCCTTAAGCTTCTCAAACTCATCGAGATACTGGTCCCACTTATTCTCATTCCAGCCGGCAGTGTATGCCTTAGTAGACATTACGTTATTATAATTTCTGAAAGCAAGATCCTGATAGATCTTAGGAAGAGTTTGTACCCAGTAGGCATAAGTCTTCTTAGGAATATCATAAAGTCGCTGACAGGACTTAGCAATCTGATCGCCTACCTTACAAAAAGACTTCATAAGATTCTGTACCTTCTCGAGCTCTTCCTTATAATCAGCGGCATAGCAAAGAAACTCTTCTACCTCGTTAGTAAGGATTACATTGATAAGGTGCTTTCTATTAATAACATTATTATTACGTGCAAAATGAGCCATAACATAAGCAGGCGACTTTATCTTTACTCTATTAAACTGAGCATCGCATGCTACGAAGCCCTCCTGATCCCACGAGAAAGTCTCAGCAAGCTTTACACAGTCATTTACAGAATGAAGTGGATACTGCTTAGGCAGCTTAAATCTTCCCATACCAAGAGCGCCTGCGACTAAGGAAGAACAATTAAATTCTTCTCCAGTATACTTATTACGAGCACCAAGAAAATAAATATCAGGCTCTTCATAAGGAACTACAACTCTGTTATAAGGTCCGACAAGCTCAAACATATAGGTCTTATCTTCATCCAAGTGATTAGTAAAGTCGCTAAAACAGGTGTAATTATACTCTCCCAGGGTCTGTAAGAAGAGCTCTTCAAAATCATGCACCTTAATATCATTAAGCTTTGCGTCAAAAGCCTCAATAGTTCCATTAGTAGAAATATGCCAAAGTCGGTCATACCATACCTTTATAAGAGAACCATCTACCTTCTCAGATACGAAAGCAGTATCCCAATTAATATCTTCTACCCAACCTTCACTATAGTTTCCAAACTTATTAAACGCCCAGCAAACAGGATGGGACCAGTCATCTCTTCTAAAGATAATACCTCTGGCTTCTCTTACGATAGAGTTAGAAAAATCAGAAGTAAGCTGGTTATACTTAAACATTACATAAGGTCCGTCTGCCGAGATCTTAAGGTTATAAGGCTCCTGAGCCAAAAGCTCTTCCCAATTATCATGCATATAACAAAACAAGCCAAGTTCAGTATTAAACATCTTTGGTCCTCACTTTCCTAAAACATCAAGAGTTTCAATAATACTCTGAAGTCTATCCATTTCTTTTTGCACGCTTACATATTTATCAATACACTCATCATAATACCAGTAGCCGATAGCATCAATCTTTGCGCACATACCTTCATAAGAACAAATTGCTTCGAAGGCTTTTAGCTGAGCCTCAGTTTTAATATGTACATAAAAAGCTGAATCTACATGAGTAGTATTACAAAACTTCTGGTCTAGCATTACAGCGCCAGTAATATTTTCTAAGTGGTCCTGCCACTCCTGCGCCTCGGTCTGATCTTCAAATTCTCTGCCGTCGGTAGTTTCATAAGTATAAGTAGTATGAGTTGTAATCTTAAGCTTTGACATATCTTAGCACCTCAAAATAATTTTTCTTATTATATAATACAATATCAGATATAGAAAAACAGCTACTTCCGTAAAAAGAAATAGCTGTTAATTTTTAAATCTTAAGTTTTTCAAGTATCTCTATGCCCTTATCACAAAGTTCACTTAGAGTAAGTTGGTGAAGCCTATCTACTGGTAGAGTCATGGATGTTTCACGTGAATCAAGTTCCAAGGCTATGTCATAAAGATCATCTATCATTCTGATTCTTTGTGCTATACGTTCCATTTGTTCACCCAGAGTCGGGCCATCAGTAATCTCAAACTCAATACCAGCATCAACAAGAGACTGAAGGACCTCTTCTTCAGTAGTAGTAATATCCTTATACTTCATCAGCATCCTCCGGAATAACTTCTATACAGAATAAATTTTTAAGATTATATATCTGTTCATCTGTCGGTCTTTGCCACTGCATAGTATCATCTATATAGAATGTCATAGCGCCACCACAGAGTTTTATTGTTGCTACTCTCTTAGGAATTCTGATAGTATAATCGCCATCTGGCATAATAATATTATTATCCATTAGCTCTTCCTCACCACTCACCTACTAATTTAAGTACTGCGCCCATAACAGCTTCGTCAATAATTTTCTGGATAGCTACTCTGTTCTCGGCTACTACAGGAAATTCATTTCTCAGAGCACTATCATAATATTGAACTTCCTGGATTTCCCAGTTGCCGTTCATATTATTTATACAGAAACCTTTACTTGCGCTGGCTTCCATTTTTCTGGTATAAGCTTTTCCTGTCTTTACAAAGTAGCTGTCATAAGATACATAAGGATTTTTATATACCTTCATAGCCTTCACCGCTCCAATCTATATCATTAGATACGCCTCTGCCAAAGAAGTCATCATCTAAAGAATAATTATATTTCTCTTCCAGTTTCTTACAAACAGCCATAACTGCCTCGACAACTTCTTCTGAAGTCATCTTATCATAATCGCACTTCCTGGTCCAGTCAGCAAAATAGAATTCAGTCAGAACATCATAAAGAACTCTTTCCTGAATAGTTCTTTCGTAGTTCCCGAATACTTTTTTGAACTGTTCTTCTACAGGAAGCTCTTCAAAGTTTACTTTATGCTTCAACATCAATGCTCCTTTTTATCAGAGAAAAAGGTCTCTGCATCAAACCACTGATCTTTAATGATGTTGCCGATAATCTTAACAGGGCCTCCCCAGCCTTTGGTGGCAACACGAACATACTTACCCTTTAGGTTCTGAAATCTTTCTACACCAACGGTATCCATGATTCTTATCATGTATTCCATACCTGCAGCACTACCACTAAAGAAATCATCAGCGGCTCCAAGATAACCTTTGCCGAGACAATAGCCACCATATACAACGCCCCAGCTGCCTCCATCAAGAGTCATAGCGAGAGTAAGGCATCCGTGGTCTGCCATACTAAGGTCTACGTCTTTAATAATAGCATTTTCAATTTTATAACCTTCTTTAATCAACTTGTCGTAATCATACTTTTTCATTAGTTATTCTCCTTATTCATAATCTTTTATCATCTTTTCATAAAGACTGCCATCGATATCGAGTCTGGCCCCAAACCAGCCAAGCGAGAACCAGCCACCATCTTTAGTTCGTACAAAATAGGAAGTCTCATCATCATACTCTCCCTTAACGAAGTAGTCTGTTTCTTTAGCATATAGCCAATAGCAATCTTCTACTTCTTGCTGCCATTCTTCTAAAAATGCTTTATGATTAACAGCTGCAAAAGAAACTACTTCAGTAATTCTTACTATGCTATGTCTACTGGGCTTTATCTTGCCGTCGTCAAAAGTATGATACTCCTTGCCGACCTCAGGAACCGGCTGCCAATTATAAGGGGTTGTATTAATAATTGTTACAGTACCCTTACTCATTTATATGCTCCTCCTTCATCTTGGCTCCACAATTAAAACAATAGTAAGCCCCCATCATAATGCGGAAGATCTGTTTCCTTGCCACAGGTTGTGCACTTCCAGCGGTGATTATCCACTCTAACCCATTTGCCTGTTCTTGAAGTAATATCAGGAACCTGCTCCCTCGGTAGCTGAGTATAAGAAACAAGTTCATCTATAAGTTCCTTAAGACTCTCTACTGTATTACATCCGTCATAATCACAGCCAATAGCCCAGATCATGTGCAGCCTATTTCTTAAGTCAGCTACCTGTCTTTTAAGCTCATCTGTTTTTTCATAGCCCTCTTCATAAAGAGTCTTAGCAAGTCGATAGCTATCACACATATCATTTTTAAATTCACAGTTAAAGCACTCTTCTGTTGTATGTGCTTTTGGATTTCTAGTACATCTCTTTACAGCCATTTCTGAAATCTTCATATTTTACTCCTTTATCATCCTCGCTCCACATTTATGACAATACAAGTGCTGGCCATTAGAATGCTCACTATAAGTTATTCTTGCTTTACACTCTGAACACTTCATACCAGCATAAACTCCAGGCTTTGTGCTTGCTGGAATCCACTTAGCTACTTTAGGTTCCTCAAGTATTACCTGCTCCAAGCACATAAGCTCACCTTCTACAGCACAGACTCCATTACAAAAGCCTTCGCCTTCATGGTAATAAGCAGGTTCTTTCGCAAGCTTATTAAGTATCTCATTAACATCACTTACTCTATAATACTTTTCCATAACTACTCCAATAAATAATTTCTTTATAATATATAATACAATAGGGGATAGTCTAATTTTAAACTATCCCCTAAGATTTTATTAAGATTAATAGAAAGTATCATTACCGCGTTCATACCGGAATGGGAGCGGATTCTCGTGCCAGTAACAATAAAGATGTTTTCCACAGTTGTGGCATACATAGTCTTCATCCATATTAGAACCTTGGGTATCTGTCTTCTCGTTACGAGTAGTTACATACATCAGAGTGTGATCGCACCTAATACATTTCTTCTCCCAACGATAGTACAAAGGATCTTCAGGAGGTTCTTCATCAAGTCTTGCTATCTTACCGTTTGCGCTAGGAAGATGTGTGTTCTGGAACTCTTCATCCTTACTCAACCATCTCTGCATTCTAACCATTAGATGAAAAGCTTTCAGACCTGACCAAAAAGTAGAAGCATCCACCGAATCAAGGTCTTCTGCCCAAGCACTGTTAATAGTAGAATTCTGGATAGCGATTACACGATCCTGTGACACATCCTGCCACATGAGTCCGGTAAATAATCTGACTAGCGAATATCTATCCTCAAACTCCGGATCGAACCAGAGATTATAAATACCGGTTCTGATGTCGTAAGTAAGCTCGAGAACGTTATCATTATATAGACTTGCTCTAGTGTTCCAGTCTAGAGACCTTGGAATAGCAATCTCGAGGCAGTGATAATCCATGTGCCTGTAGTCAAGTCTGTAGCGACCTAGAGTTTTTCCTGCTGGGCGCATCTCAGATTCATATACTTTAGTACGCACCACACCAGTACTCAAGTCCTTAATAGAGTACACAAACTCTTTCCAGATTAATCCACCAGTAGGTTTATCAGATACAGAAGTAACTACGTACTTAGGCGGATTAGGAGATATGCATGTTCCAAGCCACGGATCTGGAATCTCTCTGGTTAGATAGACTTCCTCACCGACTACGTACTTAGCAATGGTATAGCTCTTATAAAACCATTTAGAACTAAACCAACCCATGCTTACTTATCCTCTTCATCATCTGAGGGGAAAGGATCTCCTACCTCTGGGTCTGAATACTTACCACGCTGTTGTTCCTTAGCCAACTGAGATTCGTAGATAGCCTTAAACTTTCTACCACTCTCAAGGAATCTTACTTTATAAGTAAACTCCTTAAAAATCCAGCCGCTCTTCTTTGTAGATACTTCCGTAATCTCACACTGCTTAGACTCGCTTCTACAGGCAAAGCCATCAAATTGCCAAGGCTCGTGCAGCCAAAGGATGTCTCCTACCTTATACTTGGGAGTGTCTCCACTCTCATAAAACTTACTTGAATTCCACCAACTCATAATTAAAAATCTCCTTTATTAAAAATTTGTTATAATAACTTCTTTGCCTTTTCTACCGTCGCCATTTCTATTAATACTACGGCGCACATCTACCTCATGAATCTCCCAATCAGAGAAAAGCTCTCTTACAAACTCTGTATCGTTGTTTGTTATTACTATCTTGGCACCTAGACGGGCCCAGTAATCGCACTCCGATTTCATAAGTTTAAGATCCTCACGTGTCCAGCCTTCTTTCTGGTAGCTTACGAAGCCAGCAGTTTCTATCTCCTCACCTTTGTCATACGGTGGGTCTAAGAAAATAACGTCTCCTGGCATTGGCTTCCAATCATTAACTACTGTTCTATAATCGCCGGTCTTTATGTCTACATTCCACAAGAAGTCATGCAGCTCTTTGATAGCCTGCTCCTGCACAATATCAGGTGCCTTACCAGAACTGCTTCTACCGATAGGTGAATTAAAGTATCCCTTACTATTAACTCGATAAAGACCGTTAAAACAGGTTTTATTAAGATAGACAGTTCTCGCTGCTATCTCTTCCTCAGGTCTATCCCAGAAGCCGGATTCTCTATCCCAAGCTCTTACTTCATAGTACCAGTCCCCAGCTGTATTAATACAACAACACATCTGCTGGTGCTTCTTAAGTTCCTTAATAAGAAGATCGGGATACTTCTTAACTACATTATATAAATTAGTAAGCTCTGGATTAAGGTCACTTATAGTAGTATTCTTATGTCCGAGGTCGAAAGCCAGAGCACCTCCGCCTATAAAAGGCTCTATATATCTATTACCCGCCAGAAGCTCTGGGGTTATATATTTCTTTAGCTCTTCTAAAAGCTGACACTTGCCTCCAGGCCACTTAAGTATTGGTCTCATTCAGTATCCTCCCACTTAATCATGATAAAGTTCATGAAGATAACCACAATCAATCTGCTGGTCATCTTCTATATCAATAATTGCCAGAGGATGAAAATCATTTATTCCGCTGTCTCCGTCTATCATTACTAACAGAGAAAACAAAACCCCATCAACAACTTCTTCTGTCGTTTTATCCGGCAGCGAAAGCCAGTAGTTCTTTATATCCTTAATCTGATTAATAAACTGTTCTTGCTTAGTCATATTACATCTCCTCCAATTCTTTAAGTAAAGCATTAACCTTAGGCTGCACTATAGCAACAAGCTCAGATTCTATATCCTCACCATAGCCTTGCTTGATTTCTTCTGTAGTTTGCATACTCATAATTTCATCTATCAGGGCTTCATATGCTTCTATCTTTACTAATAGATGATCTATCTCTAAAGCTTTCTCTCTTGTCATTCCTCTACCTCTACAGTAAGTTCCATAAGCATTCTCTCTACATCAAGGTCTGCGATAAGTTCATCTATATCTGTATACACAGTACCGAAAGAACAAAGGTCTCCGAAGCTATTAGTAAAATGCTTCCATACCCAATTCTTCAAAAGCTCCTGATAAGGATACTTCGAAAACTTATAAGTCTTAAAGCTTACTTTTGCGTCCGGGATAAAGGGAACTTTCTTATGTTCTAGATGTGCTCGCCACTCCTCAAGCACAAGGTCCTGAGCAAGTCTCAGGGTATCATCTTCATTAGGCAACTTAGTATATACAGCAAGAAAAGTATACTTCATAATATGTCCTCCATAAATTTCTATATTATATTATACGATCTTTCTTGATAAAATTTACGCATATAAAAGAAAAAGATTCCCAGCAAGTAAACCAGGAATCTTATGTTCTTATTTATTTAGTCTATTAAGTTCTTCATACCAGTCTTCAAATACAGGTCGCAGAAGGTATCCGGCATCCTCAAGTTCTTGTTCCCAGATCTCTTCATACTTCTGTTCTATCTCTGCTCTTTGTACGGCGGGAGTTACCCACATTCTACCTCTACCTGCTTCTACTTCAGCAAGCTCGGCGTCCATCTCTCGATCTAGTTCGTGCTTACGCTTAATAAGCTCTGGAGTAAGTTCTCCATCTACTATACACTGTTCAAATATTTTGTTCATATTTTAAAACCTCATTATAAGTATTTAAACCATGCAATATTTAAGTTATACCTTTTGTTCTCCAGTAGCGGCTTTCGCGTCTAACACAATCTGTTTAGCATCCTTTGAAGTTAGACCAAACTTAGCTATAGCAGTTATAAATGCTCGGTAATTGCAATCCTTGTTTTGAGCTATTTCTGCTACATTGCGTGCTGAAGTATTAGCCATAATTTTAGTATTATATAGTACTGATAGATCTAAGCGAGCCTGTTTGCTAGTACCGAAAGTACGAAGGAATTCTATTGCTGCCTCACGAGAACTTGTGATCTCTTTAAAGAATTCTTCTACAGACATATTCTCGCTTTTTCTACTTGGTCTACCATCGGCAGGAGTGATAAAATTTGGATTACCACGTTGTCTACTCCACGGTACTTTAGTCGCATCATAAATATAAGGTTCTAGGTTACGATCCGAGATATGCTTTTTAAGATGATCTATATCACTATTCTGATTCTCAGCCTCCCAGTTAGAAGGTAGTACAACACCACACAAGCAACTGCTTATATCAAGAAATTCCTGTCCATCTTCTAGCCATACACGATATTCACCCTCATCTATAGGAGTATGCTCGTGCAAGAATTCCCAAAGCTCAGGTACTTGACTATATATTTTCTTACCGGCTACCGCCGCTGCATGACTACCTAAGGCTGTACAAAAACCTTCTGCAATCTCAGCTTCAATAGGTATATTAACTGCAGCTTTTAACCGAGGTAAATCAGTGTAGTACATTTTACCGGAGCGGTCAAATATTTGTTTAATCTCATCATAGAAACTATTCTTATAGGTATCCTTATCTAACTGAAGCAGATCAAGCTGCTCTGGGGTAAGGCTCATACGATAAGTACCATAAGAAGTAATAAGTATCTCAACACCATTTACTAAACGTACTGCACCATAAACACAAAGCTGGGATCTGCTACCAGTATGCTCAAAGCTAGTAGCTTTATCTAGATGCTGAGTAGCTGCCTCTAATCTATTTAAGTCGATTGCAACACCATATCTCCACTTACGAGGATTACGGTAGGCATGACTAAATAGCTGTTTAGAAAAAGATACAAAAGGTCTTTCTTTATAGACGGGGGTTTCCGCCGCCGTTTCGAGCTCGCTTAGTTACGCCAACCTGCATAGTTGGGTCTGGCTCAAGTCTGTCAGACGCTTTAATCTTACAGCTATCTAAAATTAAGTTAAGTGTTTTAAGGTCAGCTGTAAAATAACGTAGTACTCCTGGAATAGTTCTTGCGCCTTCTCCATAGACAGTTTCATTGTCATAAGCTTCATCAAGATTAGTTACGTAATTATAAACATCCTTATTTGCATTCTCTAGATATTTAATAGGAAGCCAGCGCCACTTATTAAGTTCTTCTGGCTGCTCGTTATCTCCAGCACCAGCAACTTCTGCAACAACATAAAAAGTGTAATAGCCAGTCCAACGATCTTCTTCGTTCGCTATATGATCTGCCACCCAAGAGTCTTCTCTATGACTCCATACTCTAATACCAGTATCTTCGATATTAGTAAGTTTTAAATTAAACTCTTCATAAGCTTCACGCTCTGCTGTAGCAAGAATGCTTCCTTTATCTTTTGGTATATCATATCCGCCACCTGGAAGACTAACTCTGCCACGATAGTTTCTACCTAAAAACTTTTTGCCCTTCTCAGTATCGCGAAGAATGATAGTGCGTACTTGAACCCTGGTTAGCTCACCGTTATATTCTAGACAAGCACTTGCCTCTAACTCTCCTCTAATATCTTTAACATCGGAAGTAATCATACGACAGTTAGCTAGGTTAATAGGTCCAGCTTCTATGTATTTAGCTTCAGTAAGAGTTTCTTCCTGATCACAATTAATAATACTTAACTCTTCGTATAACTTTATAAACTCATTATTAAACATATACAGTATTCTCCTATAATTTAATACTGTATAATTTAGCAATAAAAAAGACTAGCTACCAATTAAGATAACTAGCCTTCTGCCTTTTCAGCACTCCTTTCCTATAGTATTATCATTATTAAGAAGAAATAAAAGTTCAAATTTATTATACCACAAGAAAGAAGTTTTGTAAATACTTAAGTTAATCTTTTAATGCCGCCACCAAAAGATCTTACTGCGATATCGCCGAACTCAGAAAAGAAGTCGTAGCTCTTATTCCAAGTATAAGTAAAAGCGTAGTATTCATTTTGGTTAGCTGGGTTTATCAAGCCCAAGATATCGTCTAGTCCGTCGCACTCCTTAGGTACACAGAGCATAGACCACAGGTCTGCTGAATCTAAGATAGTATGAGTGATAGCATAAACGAGGCATCCGTATTCTGCTTCTACTTCTTTAATCTTCTGCCAAAGCTCAGGTTCCTGACCTGCCCAGAAGCCGGCGTAGTTTTCAAAGAAGCAAGGGATTCCTGCCTTAGACTTAAACTTTCTGATATAGGGTTTGTAGATATCTAGCATCTCGAGACATTGTACTGCGATTTCTTTCTGTAATACTTTATCCATTAGTTAGCCCTCCATAATAAAATCTAGGTGCTTACAGTCATCAAGCCAAGTAAACATAGGCTGGAACTTATCACCCTCGAAGTATCCAAGGGAATAGTAAGCTTCAAAGTCATCGTCGTTACATTCCTCATACAGGATATTACACTTCTCTGCGATAATATAATCACCGTAAGCATTGAGGTCGAGTTCATAGTAGTTATGATTATAACTCGATCTTTCTTTCAGGTGGGTCATTGCTTTCTTATCTAGCTCGAAGCTAAATGTTACTCTTCTTGGATACATATCTTACTCCTTAGTCTATACAAAGCACTCTCTTAATCTCTTTACACTTGTCTGCGGCTCCAGCCATCTTACCATAAGTGTGGCCATGAACTATAGCACACATAATGTTCTGCTTATCCGGCACAGAGAAGTTATCTATACTCTGGCTAAGTTCCTTTACTACAGGAATCATCTGTACGTAGTCCCCATAGATGTTCTGTCTGTAGATATATCCGCTCTCATACTTATACCAGGTATCTCCATACATAAATTCAAATGTCATTCTTATTCCTCCACAAATTCTCTATACTGAATAGTAATATAGAGTTCATTAGCAGTTCCTACAGGCGTAGTCTGCCAGCTGATGATTTCTACATTAGGATTTTCTTCTAACCACTTATTAAGCGCTGCCGTAGCCGAGACAATATATTTTCCATGATAGTAATCCTGTTCTGTATAAGGATTAAATGTCTTAAACTTAATCATTAGTATACTCCTTAAAACTCCCAGATAGTAGTAGGCTTATTAAAGCGTAAAAGAGTATCTTCTACTTCCTCATATTTCCAGGCACCCTCTCGCGTCTGATTCCAGGATTTGCCACTATGCAATCCAGCTCTGATTAATCCTGCTCTTGTTTTCTCGCACCAGAGGTGAACAGCTTCTTTGGCTTCATCTAAAGTATCAAATCTAATAGCTGTACGTGTAATGTTATTCACTAGTGTGGTATCTTCACCGTCTAATGATAATCCTAAGTATTCATCATATCCACTATTAGATGTTCCATATCTTACCCATGCTATGTAAGCCATAATTATTTTACTCCATACTTCTCTTTAAGTTCTGTGAGGTCCCAAAGGTTTAAGACTACTCCTCTGGAACATCCGCCTATTCTACAGATGTCAGTAAAGATTTGTTCTGCTGCAGCTTGCTTACCGGCTTCGTAGCCTTCATCGTAAGCAGTCTCTTTTGCTATTGCATCTACTAACCAATTAGTACTCATCATCTTCCTCCCAATACTTAGGGTCTCTAAGACTCTGGCCGAAGAGGTTATACCAGCGACCGCACTCACATCTTACTGCTCCAGCATAGTCGGCATCAAGAACTACCTCTGCACCGCAGATACACTTTCCTACGGCAGGATTCATATACTGTCTCTTCTCTACTCTGAGCTCGGGACCGTCGAGACGATCATCATTGAGGCAACTGTTGTAGTTCAGAATTGCTTCCTCAGGCATATGATCGAAGTCAGGCTCACCGTTAGGAAGTGCAGGAAATACAAACCCTGCGTTCGGATCATCTTTATAAGTGAACTCGATATATCTGTCGATAATAGTTTCAGGTGTTCTTTCTTTAATAATCTTAAGCATTTTCTTTTTCCTCCACACTAAGTCTTTGATGATCAGTAATAATCTTAATTAATCTTATATGATGTTGTCTGCACCGGTTAGTGCCCCAACAAGTATCCCAAGGAAAACACCGACGATACAACCACATATTGCCATAGTTTTGATCGTAGTATCCTTGGCTTCTGACAGAGCACCAAATAGCCCACCAAGCCCGAGCCCCATACTCCCAAACATAATAGACATAAGCAACGTAAACATAACTAAGTAACTCCTTCAATCTACATTCATTTTACATATATATTATACCACAAAAAGTTTATTTTGTAAACCCCTTTTCTGAATTGTTAGTAAATTGTTTACAAATAGAAAAGCCCGGCCAACGTTAATCGACCGGGTTTGCAAGTGTTACCTATTGTATCTGTCATACTTCTTCTCAAGCTTCTTCTGAAGAACATAGACATCTGTTCTATTATATTTAAACTGCTTTGGATTCTCAGGATTAAACTCCTTCTTGATCTGTCCTGTCTTTACATAGTAGTGAAGCTGCTGCTTAGTAAGGTTAAGAAGATCACAGACCTCATGAGCAGATAGTGCGTTAAGATACCGGATAGAAGATCTGGTATCCGGATCATACTCAAGTCGCCAGTTACTGGGTTCCCAAATACCGCAGCATGTTCCTGGCTCAGTTACTGAACTAAAGAAAGTCTTAGTATAATGAAGAACACTTGATTCATATTCTCCCTCGAGCCAACCGCTTACATCAAGCATATTAACGAGTTCGGCTACCTTGTCTTTATACTGTTCATAGAGCTGGGCTTCATCAGGCTCAAAGACCCTCTCGCCTTCTTCTACTAACATATCATGTTCCTGCTGGAACACTGCGGATACATCGAACTCTTCATTTAGTACAGTAAGGAAACACTCCCTGTATCCTACTTTAAGATCATAAATAAGTTTAAGCATTAGTATCCGCCTCCGTATTTAAAGTGCCGTCGTTCTTATACTTTCTTTTAATGATGATTCTCATATAGGGAATGGTTGCGATACCTTCTGCAGTATAGTAACCCAAGTCTTTATAGCCGACAGGAATTGCATTTTTATTATGCTTATTATAGTTATCTACAAAAGCTGCGTCCAATCCGGTGGAGTCTGTCACATATCTGCTCAGATTGATTATCTCAAACTGCTTAGGATTATACTTATCCAAGTAAGTAATTGGAACTCCCATATATCCGAAGTAATCTACCGGAATAGTTTTTACGCTATCGATATTAATAGCTGGGTAGTTATGATATGTATAAAACTTCTCGGGAGTGTAGTTTTCATACATAATTAGTTCTTCCTCACGCTTTACTACCGGCAGGTTAGTGAACCAAGCAATACCTTTAACGACCGTATAACCTTCTTCTGGGTCATAACCCTGAGCAGATACATACTTTCGATTAGCCTCAGACGTATTAGTGTAAGGGGTCTTGAAAACCATAGTAGTATTAAAATGATAACCAACCCACAAGTCATTTGACTTAATCAGTGGAAAGACTTCTTTATAGGTAATAGCATTCATATTACCCAAAACAATAAACCGCTTCTTGTGCACGATCATAGTTGCAATATACTCTCGCATCAAACTGAATGGAGGATTTGTTGCACAAATATCTGACTCCTCCAGTAGAGCCAAACATTCTTCGCTTCTGAAGTCGCCGTTTCCCGTAAGAGGAGTAACTACCCCAGGTTGTTGAAGTAGAAGCTTAATGTCTTCGAGATCAATAGCACCATCACCGTTAAGATCAGGCACTTCAGTAACTTCGATCTTATAAGCTTTAGTAACCATAGTCTTAATAGTCTTGGGGCCAAGGTTAACCGCGAACTCTCCTTCGAAAAGATTACCTGGGTAAAACTCTGTATCTGCTACCGGTGATCCATCGTAACAAGTAGCAATCAGCTTCTTGAGTTTCAGCTTATTAAAGTTTAACAAAAAGTACTTTACAAAGTTACTTTCATAAGGATCATCGCAGTTGCAAAAAACACACTGATCCTTAAACTGACCTGAGTAGTGTCGAAGCTCTGCCTCGATATCTTCCAGCATAGTATAGAACTCGTCATTCTTATTATTTCTTGCTGCATGCATTCCTGTATTAGTCTTAGCCATAATTAAACTCCTTCGTATTCTTTAATCATCTCAGAAATTTCTTCTTCTGAATAGAACTCATTATTTCCGCTTTTCTCTTCGTTACACTCAGGACAGAGCATAACTAGGTTAGTGAGGGTAGTAGCACCACCATGTTTGTGTGCAGTCATGTGGTCAGCATGCATTTCTCCAGGAGTAGAGAATTTATGACCAGCAGTAGACTTCTTAAGTCTACGACATCTGGGGCAGTACCCATGTTGTCTCTCAAAGCCAATGCGTTTCTGCTTCTCATCAAAAGCTCTAATATTCAAGTGTCTTTCGTTGCCGTCCAAGACATACTCATAGATACCCTTATGGTTAGTTACATCTTCATCCTGCATCAAGGCAGTAATCTGCTCTTCGATAGCAACAGGATCAAAAGTGCTAGTATGATACCGGTTATAAAAACATCCCCAAGGTAAACCTTTCATCTCTTTACGGTACTTAGGAAAAACTGTCTTAACCCAGTTAATTACTGATCTAAAGTACTCCCACAAAGCTGTTGCATCAGTATCATGCTGGTGCTCTGCCATATATTCTTCAATAGTCTTATCCTCTCCTGTAGAAATCCAATAGAGCACAGTCTCAAGGTAATCCTGTCTGATTGCAGTACCAGTCAAGTAGCTCTGACCAAGAGAATAAGCAGCACAGCCTGTTTTGCTAAAGTGCTTTTTAGCATCGGCAAGCCAAGGTCCGGTGTAAGCAGCATTGCGAAGTTCCTGGTCAGTAAGTTTCTCTCCGGCAATATTAATAGTCTTAAACCACTCAAGCTTTTCAGACTCTGTACCACGAAAGACATTAACCAGGAGTTCTTCATTAAGAATGACATCCTGAACATCTTTCGGCAAATTATGAAAATACTTAGAGTTAATTGCGAAGTCACCATTAAGGTACTGACAGAAACTCAGAGTTCGCTGTTGTCCGTCCATAAGCTCATAAGTACCGTCTTCATTCTCTGCAAACCACAGAACACCCAAAGCCCTAGCTCCGTAAGTTTGGATAGTATTAAGAACAGCTGTACGCTTCTTTATGTCATAGACAAACTCTCGCTGATATGCCGGTCTGATATTAAGTTTTCCTCGCCAGCTTACAATACCGGCCTCATTACGATCGATGTATCCTTCAAAAATCTCGGCAATCTTAATCGTTCCAATTGTCGTAATAGTAGCCATTATAAAATCTCCTTATCTTTAGTAACAATATATTATACGATATAAATTATGTAATTTGTACTTTATTTTTCAAAGTTGTACCGAATTAATTTTGAAGAGAGTAATAGAGGTAGTTAGCGAGTTCTCTGATAGTTTCGACAGGACCGGAGATGAGAGTCATACAGGTCTGGAAACAAGAGTCGAGGGATGGATTAGAGATGTTGTGTTTCTTAAAGAAGTTCTGGACATAGAAGATTTGGGGTTTGAAGGATTCATAGGTGGTGGGATTAAAAGTAAAGTTCATAGTTAATCTCCTTTGTTTTATCTACATATATTATAACATGTTTCACCGGATTTGTAAACCCCTTTTTAGAGTTATTCACAATTTGTTTACAATTAAAAAGAACCCAACCGGTTGGTCAGGTTCCTTAATCTTATCCTCTCACACTTCTCAACTTATTTAGAAGGTTTAGTACTTCGAGATGTCGTGGTTCAGGTTCCCTTCCTTTTTCCCTCTCCTCTCGAATCATCTGTTCGTAGATTTCTTCGTCGACTTCAAGTTCTTCGATAATCAGTTCAAGTTCTCTTTCGGTAAGTATCATAGTTTATTCCTCCTCGTCTTCGTAATAAAAATAAAGTTAGTATTGACGAAGGGGACAAAATCTTTTTGACTCCGTCCCCTTTTTTATTTAGTAAGTATCTTGAACATATTCCTTCGTGACTTTATTCCACAAGTCTTCGTCGTCATTCAACTCTTCGTAGAACTCATCGTACTCATCGGTAAACAACCAGTCGTATTCACTAACCTCCTCAATGTCTTTATCTTTGTAGAAGACAGAATAGTATCTGACAATCTCGTAGAAGTCCGAACAACCATCAGTACTGATGAGTGTTCGGATGACTTCAGAATACTTTCCTCTCTCCTCGTACATATCAACCATAAAGTCGAAGAAGTCTCTGTCCTTTTCAGTACCTTCACAACTACCGAATTGTTCAACCCAATCGAGAAGTTTCTTGAATCGTGTCTTTGTCATCTCAACTTCTACTAACTGGAAAGAGTGACAGTCGTCAGGACCGTAACAGATGAAATCTGGAAGATCGGTTTCTTTACAGTGTCTAATAGACTCTTCTCTGTCAGTACCGACATAAAAGACATTAATCCACTCATTGTGTTCGTAACGGTCAAATACAACATAAACTCTCATAACTTTTCCTCCGAAGTTTTATTCGTTTTATGTAATCATATTTTTATTATTTTGTAAACACGAAATTGACGAACTTAACCGAAAATCCATTCCTCCAAATCGTTATAGTCAATTTCAATAAACTCTTTATAACAATTCTCTAGTTCTTTAAGAGAAGTTATTTTAACAGGAACTCTTTTTGGTCGTCTCTTAACAACTTTACTCTTGTATTCGATTTTGTCGTGACCACAGAAACCACTACATAAACCCATTAGATAGTTTTCGAAGACATCAGAATCTTCGAGGTTGTCCGGAACATTAGTAATCAGAAGGTCTGGACAACGACCACCCTCATACTGACCTCCACCAACATAACATCCAACCCAACAATCTGTAAATAAAAATTTCATAATTTATTTCCTCCGAAATTGAAATTAAATTATTTTGATAAGTTTCATATCACTCATCAACATATATATTATAACATATAATTATGAACTAGACGTTAACAAATTGTAAACAAATTGTAAATAAAAATAACCGGACATGAAATAAATTAGACCGGTTATTTTTATTTATTAGTTATTAAAAAGACTCCACCGTAGAATCAAGATCGAGAATCTCTACAATATTTCCAGAATACTTCGGGGTATCAGAAACTTCAAGAACCTTAAATCTAGTGGGATAAGTTCTGAAACCGTCGTGAGAAGTGATTCTGAAACACTGACCTTCGGTTAACTTAATCTTCGATTTAAATTCAAGATTGTTGGACCAGTGACTAGACTCGACAAGATAATAGAACATAATGTAATCTCCTTTTAATTAAATGTTATTCGTTCTTACATATATATTATATCACATTTAGATTGATTTGTAAACCCCTTTTTTGATTTATTAACAAATTGTTCACAAATCAATCCAACCAGAAATTTGTTTAATCTTTGAAATAACCGAAGATAGTGTCCTCAAGAATATCAGAGAACTCATTCCAGATTCCGTCCATGTCTTCGAGTTCAGAGATAGTAAAGTCGGAGATGTAGTTACTGATCTTCTCATTATCACAAACTTTCTGAACACAGAGTTCCTTGAGTTCCTCGAGAACCTTGGGATCATCTTTCTGACTTCTCATCTTAGAGTAAACTCTCTTCTCTTCCTCGTCCTCAGTGAAATCATCATTGAGAAGAAGATTATCGATAACTCCTGGAATTGTCTCTTCAGAGAAAAGTTCGGAACCGTCAGAGTAGTACTCTCCGTCGTCTTCCTCATCTTCATAATCAAGTTCTCCATAACTGATGAACAAACCTTCTTCCTCAGTCCAGATAGTTTTTCCAACTTCATCAGGATTTGTTTCATCGTATTCATGAATCTGACTTACATCATCCCTCTCGAACGACTCGAGTTCGTAGACGAGATTTTCCATCGTCTCGTGATCAACAATTTCTGTGTGTCTGTCATTAAAAAGAATTTCGTACTTCTTCATAGATATGTACCTCTTTCATAATTTGTTTTTCTATATATATTATATCATATTTTTTATCGTTTGTAAACCCCTCTTTGAGACTGTTTACAAATTGTTCACAAATAAAAGAGTAATATCAACTATTTTATTCTCTTCGCACTTTATTTAATTACTCATCCTCTTAATCATCGCCAATAAGTTCTTTGAGTTCGTCAAGCTCTACTTTCATATCGTTAATAAACTCGTCTGACAGAGACTCTGCAATCATCTCAGCGTCAAGATCGGCGTGTTCTGCAAAACTTTCAATAAGATAATACATCCACTGCTCAAACTCAAGTTCGTGGTTATCTGTTAAAATGTCTGTCTTTGCATTCTGAACCGGGGAGTCTACACCTCGATAGTCAGTAGAAAATAACTCAGTGTAGAAATCATTTTCAACAGGTGTTCCGTAGGAAGTACATTTATCGTCCATAATAATATCCTTTCTCATTAATTATAGTTTTTATATTATATAATACAATAAAAGAAAAGCCCGTTTTGTCGACGGGCAAAAAGAAATAAGATATAAAAATTTTATTTAGAAAGGAGGTACAATTACGAAATGCTCTTATTTACTTTTACAAAGGAGGAAGTCACACAAAACGATAGAACACCACAGAATGGAAGGAGGTGAAAGAAAGAAGGAAAGAAAAATGAAGGGAGGTGTCTGCGGTGTTCTATTATATTATACGATATGAAATTCTTAATTTTACCGTTTTTACCGAAATTTTCTTTTTTAGCCGAGAAGTTTCTGACAGCTCTCTACAGTAGTGTACTCTCCGGCATACTGAGACATAAACTGATTCATAGCATGCTGTCTGTCTACTGCTTCTACGAGAGCAACCCCTCTCGCACCGTTGTTCATTACCTTAGGGATATAGACAATCTTCCAAGTTTCGTGCTTACCAAACATATTCATTAATCTCCTTTTTATTTTCTATTTTATTATACGATATTAACTTAAGTAGTTTCACTGTCAAGTTCGATTATTTGGATCGGAACAATTACTGCCCTCTCGCCGTCTCTGTGGCACTTGTTGATCCAGTCGCAGCTTTCTTCTACTTGTCCTCTGACTCTGAAGATACTTGCTTGGTTCATGTACTTGCCCCAGCGATTAACTCCCTTACCTCTGTAGTAGAGTCCTGTATCCGGGTTCTTGATTATGTAGTACTGGATGTTTTCCATCTTACTCTTCCTCCTCATGCTCTTTCATGATTCTTTCCCACTCAGCGAGAAGCCAAGTAGCGAGTGCTTCCGGATCATCTTCCCACTCAAGCATCTGCTCAGTGTCGTCCACATCTCCGGATTCAGGATCGTACGGCATGTTCATGACTTCGTAGTCAGTATAAGCATAAGGTCCATCATTGATCGCGATCTTAACGCACATTACGTACTTAGGATTAGACTTGCTAACACAGAAGAGATCGTCTACTTCTGACTTGTCGTAGAAGCACTCCTGCCATCCGCCGATAATTGAGAAGGGTTCGCGTTCAGTTCCTTTGAACCAGGAAATTGAGAAAGTTTCGTCTTCTCTAGCCGCATTCTTAAGGTCTTCGATCCATTCAGCAAGGCTCTTGATAGTATTGTTAGTAGTATTCATTTGTATATGTAATCCTTTCTTATTTAAATAATTCCACCGTGGCTTTCAAAGTTTTCAATAGCAGATACTCGGTCGCGGGAAGTATACAGCACAGAGACTTCTTCTCGCTCTGACCAACCAACGACTTGCCAGACTTTAATAACTGCGTAAAGCTCGAATTGCTTTATCAGTGAGACTGACTCATAGATATAGACATCGTTGCCCGGTCTTGACAGGTCAGTAGTATAAATTACTTGCATAAGCTTACCTCACTTCTTGCCAGCCGTACTTTTCGTTTAAGGCAGAGTAGTTGTGAATCCAGTTGCAAAGAATCTCCTGAGACTCTTTATGAGAAAGCTCAGGGCAGAACTCTTTGAGATAAGGTGCAGCACCGAACATGTTGCAAACTCCGGTTCTTCTGATACCTTCAAGCACTTTGTAGTACTCTTCCCACTCTTCTTTAATAGGATACTTTTCATCCACAGCATTATACCTCCGTTCCAAGTTTCTCAGGGTCAAGGTCACCGAGAAGATAATCAACTACCTGATCACAAGTAATGTCTTCATAGACTTCTCCGAGAGCATGGCACTGCTCACGATACTGACAGTGATTACAGTCTACGTTCTTTTCCCAGAGAGCTCCGAGAGTAGACTTGCCGCTTCCTGTACAAAGGTCATCGATGAAATCAGTAAGTGAAACTGAACCGTTAAGATTTTTAATATCCATTTTAGTAACTCCTTAATCTTATTTACATATATATTATAACATATTTTTCGTCATTTGTAAACTGACAAAACTAACAAAGTTTCGGAAAATTTTCTGTGCATATTTAGTAAAGCCGACCATCAATCGACAGCCGGCTCCAATTTAATCTTCTTCAATCTCAAGGTCTTCAAGCTTAGAACACGAAATCTCAAGCTCTTTCTCGATCGCGTCAAAGAGATAGCGGCTGATCCACTTTACTTCTTCAGCAGTGAGTCCCTTTGCCTTAAACCGGATTTCATAATCCTGCAGCTCTTCTGGCTCTTCTTCGTAGTCGTCCCACTCATCTTTGTCATCGTAATCATCCGGCTCAGGCCACTCTTCAACCATAGTTTCATCTTCAGGAATACGCTTTTCAAAATCACTCATCTTCTGTTACCTCACTTAAATGTAATTGCCGCAATCTCAGAGACTGCGATAGTTGTATGTCCAAAAGTAAACTTTGCAGCACCTTCAAGAGTAGCATCCTCAAGGCACTTCTTTAATTTATTAAGCATCTGAATTTCTTCAGGTGTCATTCTGAAAGCATCTCTAACTACTACTCCAGACTTAAGAACACAGGTCATTTGAACTCTCTTCTTCATCAGTCGCCCTCCCACTTAATCAGAATGTAGTTGTCATAACCGTTAGGTCCGTCGTAGTAGACATGCTCGGCTTCGAAGCCTTGCTCCTCAAGCTGTCTTACCACTTCAGCTCCGACTTTCTCCGGGTTAGGAACTCCCTCGAAACTTACTGTAGTATGGAAGTGCCCGTTGTTAATTGCGTCTTGAATCGGAATTCCGGTATTGTTGATAATAAACTCTTTAGCCATAACGACAAGTCTGTCGTTAGTTGCAGCTCTCGCTTCTTTTGCACTTATCATTTGTTAATCCTCCTGTTGATGATTAGTCATATGTTTTCCGCAGTGCGGGCAGAACAAGAAGTACGCAGCAGTCGCCCAAGGCCAAGACTCTCCGCAGTTAGAACACTTAAGAAAGTCATCGAAAGCTCCAGACACCTGCCACTCAGCTTCAGTATCCTTAAGTTCCTTAGGTTCTACTACTGCGATAACTTCCCAAGTTACATCTTCTGAAATCTTATTCCTCTTCCAGATCCAAGCAGCCTGCTCTTCTGCCTTTTCTTTCCAGTGATAGATCTGAGCTTTTCTTATCTGCTCATCGAACATATTAGCTCCACACCAGTAGAGTCCAGTGGAAGTTTTAATTACCCAATTTCCTTTAGTTTTCATCTCAAGCCTCCTGAAGACAATCTTCGTTCCACCAGCCAGTGAAGCCGGAAACTTTATATTGAGCCACTCCGTTGTGCTCTCTTAAATCTGTAACCTTTCCGCCGATAGCAGAAGAAGCTAGACCAAAACCTCCGGCCCCAAAGAAAGCAGAAAACTTATCGGAAAATTTAATCTGTACCTGAGTACCCTTCTTAAACTTAAATTCCATCTCAGACCTCCTCATTCGGCCAACGTAAACTATAAGGACACGTTTCACGCTTCCTAGAATTGCCTGTATCGCATTTTGTCTCAGGGCCCTGTAAAGTATCTACCTCAGAGTCTAACACGCACTGTGCGCGAAATTCTGACTCCGTGGCGAGTCCTGCAAAAACAGACTCAGGAAATACTTCATCATCCACACCGTTTACATAATAATGTGGTTTGTTATTATAGGCTTTCGCAATACCTGTAATCTCAGCGATTGTGCCCGCTCTCCACACGAGTCCGCAAGTAGGGTTAGTGAACTTAGACTTAAACCTTATGTAGTCTCCTACAGAATACTTATATGTAATCATTCTTCGTCCTCCTCAAGAATTCTCATCATCTCTTCGTACTCAGCCTCGTGAAGTTCAAAATAATCTTTAGTCATAATCGTAATCTCCTTAATTTCGTTTACATTTATATTATACCACATAATTGCTACGCAGATATTATATAAATGTAAACGAATTGTAAATAAATGTTATGTACGACAACGGACGGTATCGACAGTAAAGGTTTCGCCGGAAGCTTTAATCTGCATCATTTTGATCTTCCTCTTAATACCACTGTGACCACAGTGCATACTTAAAGTCAGTGTTCTTCGGATACTCTCCGGTATACTCTTTATAAATCTCAGACATCTTAGTTATGAGTTCCTGACTAAGAACTCCCGAGGGCATATTAAGCTCGAAGAACTCATTACCGTCGCCGAGGCTTCCACCATCGATGTACTTGTCTACCATGATGAGTCTAGCAAACTCACTACTCATGCCGTCGTAGATCAGCAGAAGCTTTCCCTCTCGATCATCTCTGTGGTAAGTATACTCGTCCAATTCAGGATACTTCTCCTCAAGCTCATGAAGTTTCTTAAAACTCTGGATATCCCTCTCCAGCTCGAGAGTCAATCCGGTAAGTACTCTACATTCTACACTCATCTCAGGTCCTCCTCCAGTTAGTCCAAACTACTTCATTGATGTCGTCATTATCCTCGGGCATATAAACTACTTCTGCAAACTTAAGACTAGTTCCCGCAGCGATGAGTCTCTGTGCACCGGCGATAGCATCTTCTTTATACTTATAAGCGCAGGCAGGATAAAGGTTGTCTTTAGTCTTACCTGCATTAACTATGTAATCAAACTTCTTAGTCTTCTTCATCGTAACCCTCCACCAGAAGTTCGTTGGCCTCAGCCATTGCCTTGACGTCATCCTCAGACATCCACTTGAGACACATCTTAAGAACAGCCTCAGCAGATACCCAACCTTCATCTACCATACCAAGAACCATATTAGTAACCTTTCTTGTCATCTTTCTTTACCTCCTCGATAGAAATAATTCTGTACTCACAGTCGACGCCGAGACCGTAGAGTTCTTTACACTGCCTAACCGAACTTACTACGCACTCTTGGGTATTCCACTTCGGATAGCAGTATTCATCGCGGTATTCAAATTTAATCTTCAGCATTTTAGTTTCCTCCGTTTGTTTCTTACATATATATTATATCACATTTTTGGTCATTTGTAAACTGACAAAGCGCACAAACTTTCAGAAATTTTTAACTGATTGTTTGTGCGCTTTATACGTTATGTACAATTATGCAAGGCCGGCTTCGAAGAACGAGAGATATTCAGTGGGGACATGTTCTCTAATCTTATCAACGTCCTGCTTCTTACCAAACTGGAAACCGTAGTTGTCTACAAGGTCCCAGACGAAAGAAGTATCAGTGATAGACTTTCCAGACGGGTTGAGCTTGTCCTGAAGAAAGGCAGGAACAGTTTCAGGCTTCTTAAGAGAAATACCGAACGACCAAGTCCACTGAGAAGTATAACCGGCAGGACCTTTCTTCTTAGAGTCTACGACACGGCAAGGGGCTTCAGAACCAAAGTACTTCTTGAAAGCATCTTCGAGATAATCGGGAAGCGCTGCGCTCACTGTGCCTGCATGCTTTGCAATATAACCAAGACAGTAGTAGAACTCTTCAGTTGTGCTAATCGGTCGAGCAGTGCTTGCGAGGTCGTCAAAATCTTTGAGTGCTTTAGTCTTTGCTTTCTGATAGGCTTCTTCAGCTTTCTTTTCTTCACGAGCTTTCTTCTCAGCTGCGACTGCTTCCTCACGAGCCTTACGGTCTGCAATACGCTGTGCCTGCTCGCGTTCAATAAAGTCAGCTTTGAATACGGACTGTGCTTCAACAAGAGAGTCCATAAGGCTGTCAGGCATCTGAAGCAAGTTGCCAGCGAGAAGAACGTCCAGAGCAAGTGTCTTTGTGCCGGCTGCAAAATCTACAGTTGCATACAAGCTTCCGCCGGTCAAGGGAGCTTTAACAAAAATAAGCTGACCGTCTCCGTAGACTTTATGCTTTACAGCAAAGGGATAAGCGAGAGCAGCAAGGTCAGAGTTGATAGCATTGCGAAGGTCTTCCGCGGTTTCGTAAGCAGTAGTCTTGTAAGTAGTCATAACAAGTATCTCCTTAATAATTTTATCTTTCGTAGTTATCAGTTGCTCACTGACATATATATTATATCATATTTCGGACGATTTGTAAACTGACAGAACAGCCAGACTTTCAAATATTTTTCCGGCTGTTCTGTACAGTACTAGCGATCAGTGCAGTTTTACAATCTGCGATTTAACGAACTCAATCTGCTCGTCGATTTCAGTATCGTCCGGATTTGCTGCTTTCAGATTATAAAGCTTAGCCAGAAGCTTTTCGAATTTCTGCTGCTTTTCTACGAACTTGACTACGAACGTTTCAGTATCAGAATCGTTCGGTTCGCCGAAATAAAAATCAATCAGATTAACTGCCGGAAAGTCGTCGAGTCCAGTACAGCTTTCGTATTCAGCTTCTGTCGGAAAATTCAGAATAACTGATACGTCGAATTTTTTACCGTCTGTCGAATACAGATAGCCAGTCTGAATGTTAAGCTCGTTTACGTTTTTCAAAATTAAATACCGTCCGTTTCGTTTTTATTTAATCAGTCGTCGTAACCAACTGACATATATATTATAACATATTTTCGCCAGTTTGTAAACTGACAAAACTAACAAAGTTTCAAAAAATTTAAAAGAAAAACCTGTGCACATTTTATACACAGGTTTTAATAATTTATTAAATTGATATTTTATTAGAAATCAGGTGTCAGCTTATCAGGGCGGAAGTCCTTGAAGACAGGGAAGCGAAGTGAAATTCCGCCGTCAGCATTTGTGGTCTCTTCGAAATACTGAATCTCCACTATCTTACCGACGAAGTCAGAAGGCTCAAGCCAAATGAGTGTTCTGAGTTCATCAGAGAAACCGGAACCTACTTTTACGATGTTCCCATTCTTATAGCGGACATGGATCGCACCGAGAGTACCGGCAAGTCTTCCGGAACCTTCCTCGTATCCTACGATTTCAAGGTCGAGAGTATTCATCTTCTTTACTTTCATCAGAGACCAAGTGCGGCCGAACTCATAAGGAGCATCGCAGATGTTAATCATAACACCCTCTTCCTGATTAGCAATTGCCTCATCAAGATACTCAAGAACTTTAGAAGTGTCCGTTCCCTGATAGAGTACAGGAAGAAGCTCGAAGTAGGTAAACTCTCCACCGCTGCAGAAGATTGCCTCAAGAGTAGAACGACGATAACTCCAAGAGTAAGGACAGTTCTGTGCTCTCCAGTCCGCTGCAAGCATGCCATCAAAGACAAGCATCTTAAGTCCGTGCTTCTCACCATCTGAACGAGTAATCTTCATTGCCTGCTTATAAGCTTCCTTAGATGGAACTCCTTTATTATTAAGAAGAGTAATCTCACCGTCAAAAACGAAATTGTCAGGAAGTCGGTCAGCAAATTCCTTCTCCAGATCAACGAGTCCTTCATATCTCTGACCGGCACGAGTGTAAAACGAAACCCGACCATTTTCCTTTATAGCGATGATACGTCCGCCGTCTATCTTAGTAGTGAGTGCAAACTCTTTTCCGTTAAGCTTCTCCGGCTTATCAAAGTACTTCTGAGCAAGCTGTACATCGAAAGTATGGATAAGACCGGGAATTACAGAGTTAATAGTCTTCGCATCGCATCCGATACTAAGATCTTTACAGATAAGCTTCTCAAGAAGGTCTGCAGACTCCTGATCGCACGCGGCAACACCATCAAGGAAGTCCTGACAGAGACTTACTACCTGATCTGTACCGGTATTGTGCTCCTTAAGGTACTCAAGAAGTCCAAAGACAGACTCGATACCGGTAATCTGATGACCGCCGACTGTTTTATAGAGCTTCTTAGTCGAAATACCGAACGTAGTATAAGGATTAAAAGCAAACTGAAGATAAGTAAGGATAATAACATCATTATCATACTTCCTGAGTACCTCCTGCTTATACTTTCTTGAGTTATTTGCGCAAATCTCATTAACGAAATCTCTGAAATGAAAAAGTGTTTTCATATTATGTAGTCTCCTCTCTTAGTCTTCAAGTTTTGCCACAAACTCATCAAAAGTTCCGTAGAAAATTCTACGACCGTAAGTCGTGCTTTCTTTCGCCACACAAACTTCAACCATCAACTTATCTTCATCATAAGAAAGATAAGTGATTACAGAACCGTCATAAGACTGAACTGAAGACTTGATGAGAGAATGACCCATACGAGTCGCTGCACCTCTGTTACCTTGAATAGAACCATAAAGCTTTGCCATACTTTTTATCCTCCGTGTTGTTTGCTTATGTATATATTATAACATACAATTATTACGTAGATATTATTAAATTGTGAACAGATTGTAAACGTTAAATAATCGAATACTTCTGGAACATTTCTTTAATAGACCTGTACCAGTAGGTCGGCTCAGTATCTTCTTTATTCTGAAGGAAAGTAAAGCTTCTGGCAGTTCCGAGAACACCAGGAATAAAAGTGTCAGGCTTGTACTTGCTCAATTCCTGAAGCATGTAAGTAAGATGCTCCTGAAGTCGCTGCCACTCCCACTTAGAGAACTTAACAGCAGCTTCAACCGCATGCTCACCCATCAGAGTCTCAAGCTCGTTCATCTCAAGAATAAGCTTATTCTGAATTCGGATACACTTAGCGAGAAGCTCACACTCAGTAGGATACTCGATAGCTGCTTCAGCTGCCTGATATTCTTTCTCATACTGAACACAAGCTCTGAAGAAATCCTGAAGCATCTCATCAGTCAAGCTGGCAACAGAGATTCCGTTATAGCTCCAAGTAGCTGCCTGATAATTAGGAAGCTTAGAGTAAACTTCATAAGGAAGCTGACCGGAGACATGGACAGACAGGTAGGCCTGACCGTCTGCGACGAGCTTCGAGATGTGGCTATTGGTATCAGAGAAACGATAGCAAGTAAATCTGTTGCCGTCGTCGGAAAAGTCCTCTTCAGGGAATCTGATGAAACCATACTTTACAAGATTAATTCTAGTCATTTTGTTTTCCTCCAAAATTGTTTTCATTCTTATGTATATATTATAACACGGAATTGTGAACTGTGTGTTAACACACAGTAAGCACTTCGCAAATTTCAGCAGGGAAAGACTGTCCATTGCCATACCAACAATCAGTGTCCGGCTTGTAGAGCCAGTCTTTATCACAGATATAGAAAACGGGATAAAGTCCGTTCTTAGGGGTAATCATCATATCACCGTGAAATGCTTTGTAACCTTCAACCTTAATCATAATATCTCCTCCTTAGAAAATTTCAAGTTCGTGATTTTCTGCTTTCGCTCTTACTGTCGAAAGTTCCCTCTCAACTTCAGCTTTCATCTCAGGGTCATCAGTGTCAAGGTCATAGACAATAATATCTACGTCACCCTCTCCATAAGCTTCCCAGACAACTCCGTCCTTGAGTACAATATGTACAGTGTTCTTCATTTTGTTTTCCTCCTAAATAAATCAAAAGTTACTTTTGAGTTTTAGCCTGAGCAGAAAGCTTTTCGGCTTCTTCCATCGTATGAGCGTAACACCACCAGTACTTGAACTTTATTTGGTACTTAGGCGGATTAGGCTCATAGTAGATGGTTACATAAGGCAAAATCGTACCGATTTCAACAAAGGCATTTTCGTCTGTCATGATAACATTCCTCCAAGTTATGTACTCTTGATTACATATATATTATATCACAAAATCATCATTTTGTAAACTGACAAAATAGCCAGAGTTTCGGAAATTTTTCATCCTTGCTCTGGCTGTTTTGTATAATATTATTTTCGATTGTTATAATACCCGGAAAGCTTGGCAAAAGACTCAGCAGACTTTATCTGTCCGATTGCTTCATACCCGTCATAGACAGTCCACTCGATACCGATATATTCTCCCTTAGTAGTAATCTTCTTCCTAAAGTTATCTACCGAGAGGGGAGACTTAAAGAGATTCGTCATAAGAGTTACGAAGAAATCGAACTGGGTCATGTCCACTCTAATCTGGCTTCCTTCAATTCGGAAAGGCAGAAGTGACTGCCCAAGAGT